GGGCCGGGGGGGGCCGCCGGCAAAGGCGGCTAGCGCGGGGGCGGGGGGGGCGGTGGGGGGGGGGCCGCCGGGGCTTGTGGGGGTGTTGGTGGGGGGGGCGCAGCTCCCGGGGGCGCTGGTGGCGGGGGTGGCGGTGGAGATGCCACGGGCGGTGCCGGCGGCGCAGGGGCCATCGGCGAGATTCGCGTGTGGGAGTGGTAGAAGCCATGCGCAGAAGAGGAGCGCGTAGCGATGCCTGAGTTCATCAACCCCGACGGCGACACCGAGAGCAGGACGAACGACTACGACCTGCGCTGGAAGCGCATCGACGGCATCGTGCAGTACGGCGCGGTGCCTGAGAACACGCCGCGGGCGATCGCTGTTGGCGTGGACGGTGACGCCCTCGAGCGTGATCTGTCCGTGGACGGCGATGGCGTCGCGAGCGCGTTGGAGGTCAACCCGATCCTGCGCTCGCTCGTGGAGGAGAACAACATCTTCGCGCGAGCGATGGTGCTCGGGCTGACCGCGATGACAGAGGTGGATCTGCTGGCGGAGGCCAGCGACTAGACTCCCCGCTCGTCGGGGAGAGGAAGGGCTCCAAATTATGAGTCTCGAAGCAGTCATCAAGGCCTTTCGCCGATCCGGCCCGGCGGGCGGCGACGACGGCGTGCTGCAGACCAACGAAGAGGGCGATCTGTTCGTCGCCCAGGGGAACGCTGCACCGTACACGGAGATCACCCGGCGGGGCGCGACGTTCAATGCGATGAGCGCCGCCGCCGCACCGCTCGTTGCGAAGCCGACCACGGTGTGCATTTTCGAGCTGTACAACAACACCGAGGATCGGGTGATGGAGATCCAGGACTTGTTCCTGTTCCATCTGCTCTACACCGCGGCGCTGCACAACCAGAGTCTCTGGGCGTGCGTCGTTGGGGAGAAGGCGGCGCCGTCGCTCGCGGCTTCGATCACCATCGGGAGCCAGAGCGGCGAACCGCCCGTCACAGCGACCGCCGCTTCTCCGGTTGTCCCCGGAGCGGCCACGACGGTCATCGCGAACGGATGGCGGCCGTGGGGCTTTGGTCAGCCGATCATCTCGGCCACGACACTGCCCGGTGAAGCGTTCAGCGTGCCCGTCGATGGCAAGCTGCTCGTTCCGCCACGGCGCTCGCTCGCCATCTCCGTTGTCGACTCCCTCGCGACAGGCAGCTCGGTGCAGGTCGGCGCGAGCTGGGCGCTGCGCAAGATGGCGATGGGCTAGCGCTCGCGAGCAGTGCAGGAGCGTGCGAGTGGAGGTCGGGGGTATCTCTTCCGACCTCCACTCCATGCAGAGAGCGAGGCGCTGAGTGGGCGGCATGAACGTAGACGCCACGATCGTCGGCGGAGACGTCGACTGGGACGACTACGACTCGCTGACCGTCTCCACCGATGTCGTCCAGGTCCCCGCGGGCCTGCGAGACCACGAGCGCGCCCACATCGTCGTGGAGTCGGCATCGGTCCGCTTCCGCTTCGACGGGGGCGACCCAACCGCCACCGACGGCATCCAGGCGGACGCCGGGGACACAATCGAGCTGGAGTCGCAATTCGAGGTCGCGAAGTTCCGGGTGATCCGCAAGGACGGTTCTGACTCCACGCTGCGCATCCACGCGGGGATGCTGGTCTAACCGTGCGGATTACCCGAGGCGGCATCCTCGATGGTGGGTCGCTGCCGGCTGGCTCAGCCGAACTTGGTAGCGTCCGCATCACCGACGGCGCCGATGTTGCGCTGGTGGACGGCTCGGGCAACCTCAATGTCGTCACAGAAGCTGCGAAGGCGATTGATGGCGCTGTTGGCTTGACCGACACGGCCATCCCTGCCCTTTTCAAGCACCAGGAAGACCTCGTTCACCTCGTCACGGACGACGGTGACTACGACGTACCTGCCCTAGACTCCCTCGGACAGGTACACGTCAACCCGGAAGGCCACCACGTCTTCGATACGCTGAACGCCACGACCGACTGGGCGGTGTTCAACGACGATGCAGCAAACCTCACCACGACGAAGAAGCACGCGATGGGCACAGACGCCCTCACCTTCGACAAGGTGGATGGCTCGGCGGACACCGTGTTCGCGATTATCGACAAGACCGTCACAACGGTTGATATCGGTTCCGTCAGCCCGCACGACATCATCCAGACCGTCCTCTACATTCCGAACATCGACCTCGTGTCCTACGTGCTGGTGCGGCTCGGTACGAACGTTACGAACTACAATGAATGGCGCATCCCAGACACAGCCCTGACCGCTGATGAGTTCGAGGTTCTGGCGTTCAACGTCGGTGATGTCGATCATGGGGGTATCACTGGGAACGGGTGGGACCCGAGTGCGATTTCCTATATCGCGGTCGGCGTAGCCTTCGATGCGGCAGGCGACCTCCGTGCCGGGATCATCTTCGACGAGCTGAGCTACCACCTCAACCAGCACACCTCGGCGGAGCTGAACGCAGAGGTCACCTCGGAAGTCTCCTCAGCGAACGTCAACCTTCAGAAGGTCGGCGGGTCACCTACGTCCAAGGGCGCTGGTGCGGTTGGCAACGGCTCCCAGCGGGTCGTGCTGGGCGATGTCACCGCGTCGAACGACGCCCTCCAGGCCACGGGCGATGAGGCGAACGACGCTCCCGACGCCGGGAACCCGACGAAGATCGGTGGTCGTGCACAGGCGTCGTTCGTGATCGCCGAGCAGGTTAGTGCCGACAACGACCGTGTGGACGCAACCTTCGACCGCGCTGGCTATCAGCGCGTGCGCGGTGAGCTGAACCCTCAGAGCGCAATCATCAGCGACGCGCTGTCAGGCGACAACGAGATCATCGGCACTCCCGGAGCGAACCTGCGTATCGCCGTGTATGGCTACACGATGATCGCTGACGGGACGGTACTGGCACGCTGGGAGTCGGCAGCCGGAGGTACAGCGCTCACCGGGCGGATGTCCTTTCAGGCGCGGGAGGGCGTCAGCGTGTCACCGGGTTCGATGCCGCTCTTCGTCTGTTCTGCCAATCAAGCACTCAACCTTGAGCTGTCGGCGGCCGTCGCCATGCAGGGCCACGTGACCTACGCGATTTGGGATGACGCTTAGATGGAGGTGCGTCGATGCCCCTGACCGGCCCTGAGCGCGCAGACGACGACCTGCGGTGACTGAGTCTCGCCAGGGGTGGGAGTACGAGATCACCGAAGGTGGTGAGCGTGACGGCAGCGGCCTGGCGCTCTACGAGGTGCGGCTCTGGACCTCGACCAAACGCAAGCTAGATGGCGATGGGGCGCACGTCATCGACGGTGTGCCCACGGACCTGGTCAACAACTTCAAGATGCAGATCCGCACAGGGCACCAGCGCGTCGTCACCATGCCCGGGGACCGTGATGAACCCGATGGCTACGTTCGTCACGTTAGCGGGCTAGCGGTTCCTCAGCGGTTCGATGACGAGGAGCTGGTTGCCTTCCTCACAGCAAACGGCCTGCCGCTCTCCGGCTACACCCCATTCATGTTCGCGAACTACGCGGGGGACCTGGAGCCGCTGAACGGCATGTGGCAGCACGAGGAGCACACCGTGCCGCTGCTCGGGCAGGCCGAGGCGAACATCGAGAACTATGTCGATGTGGCGATCGAGAAGTCGTGGGACGCGGACCGCCGCGGCACGACGCTCAATCTTCAAGTGGGGGCGTCCGCGGACGACGCCGACGAGAGGGTCAGCGACGGGGTGATGGATCTCACCCGTACGACCTTGCGCCACGGCGTGTTCTTGACCTCACAGCACATCGGTTACCGCTTCACCGCAGTGAGCGGTATGAGCGGCGCCACGGTTAGCGCGGCCACGCTTACCTACCTGCCCACCGCTACTGATGATGCCAGTTTCTTTGGTGACATGTTCGCCCACGATGCAGAGGCTCCGGGCACGTTCACGACCACCGGCAGTGACATCACCGACCGTACGCGGACCACTGCCACATCGGAAGCCGACGGCGAGGATTTTGGCAACTGGACGGACAACGTAGAAGCGACCTTCGAGGGCGACGGCGTGACCACTATCGCTGACATCCTCCAAGAATTGGCCGACAGCTACGACCCCTCGGCGATTGTCCTGATGTATATCCACACCTCCGGCCTTGGGGAACGGATCTGCGACAGCTACGACGGGGCCACGGAGGATGCGCCCAAGCTCGACATCACCCACGACGGAGGCGGGGCAGTCCTCGCGCCGCGGTCACACATAATCCAGCAGTCAGTAGTTCGTGCGGCGTACCACTAGGAGAGATGCTTTATCGCCAGGTACAAGATCTACAACGGCCCAGGACCGACTTCGGCGTCCCAGCTCGCGGTCACGACCGGCACCGCGATCGAGACGATGCTACAGATCCAGATGTCGGCGACGCTGGGCGGGCAAATCGTCGAGTACGGCGTCAGCTTCGACGGCGCAGCCGCCGCTGCTGGTATCGAGATCGAGCTACTGGAGTGCGCCGGCGCTGCAACCGTGACGGCGCACGTCACGGCAGGCATTCACCGGCTCGACGCGGCAGCAATGCACGGCGGCGATCCCGTCACGAACCTCATTCTTGTGGGGACCACGGCGACCGGGTTCACGGCATCCGCCGAAGGCACCCTCACGGTGGTGCGGATGTTTGACGCACAGTTCATTCAGCCGACGAATCAGTACGTGCTGCAGTTCCCGCTTGGTGAGCGCCCGTACATGCAGCCGGGCGCATTCTTTACCCGCGTCCGCGTGAAGGCGGCGGCAGCCGTGAACGCCATCTGCTATGTCGTCGTTGAGGTCTAGCCAGCAATGGCTCGCCTCGGGAGAGCCTTCCCGAGCAACCGCCTGCTCAGGCGAGTGGGTGTGCTCGCGTATGCCGTCCTCACCGGCACCACGGTCCCCGCTGACCTCGAATCCGAGATCGTCACAGGCACCCGCACGTCCATCATCACGCTCACTAACGACACGTGGGTTGCGGCGGGCGGGACGTTCAACGCCCAGCGGCAGGCGATCATCGACGGATTCGACTCCGCTCAGGCCGAGGCCGCCGGGTGGAACGCTGAGGTGCGAGACAAGGAGCTCGTCGGGGCTGTTGTCAGGACGAGCGCCACGGTCGTCACCGTCACCTGGGCGGCAGCCGGTGCCTACGTCATCACAGCCGATGAGACGATCACCTGCACCGTCCCGGCCGCCGCTCTCACCACCTTGGCGGTCGATCTCATCGCCACCCCGACGTTCGAGATCACGAATGAAGGCGGCATCTCGATCGCTTCGCTTCGATTGCTCAGAGGGGTAGGCCACTAATGCCAGAACTGATCATCGCCTTCGCGTTGGGCCTTCTGCTGCCCTCCATCGCCGTCTACCTCGTGGACCGTCGCAGGCGTGGAGCGTGGGTTGCCGAGGGCGCCTCCAGGGGCCGCGAGGAAGTGCAGGGCGAGGCTGCGGTGCAACAGGCCACAGCGGTGGCCGTGGAGACTGAACGCCTCGTGAGCGAGTACACAGAGGCCATCCAGGCACTCGTGCGGGGCCACGGTGAGGCTACGGAAGCGCTGGAAGCTGAACACGAGCAGGCCCGTGAGGCGGGTCGACAGGTCGTGGAGGCCCTACAGAACACACTTCTCCTGGCACGTGGGGAGATCGAGGGCCTGAACGCCGCCCACGCCGAGGCGAAAGACTGGGCCGACAAGATCTTGCGTGATCACGAGTGGCACATCGGAGGAAAGGAAGCGGTGCACGGCCGCGATCCGCGTGTGCAGTACAGTTGCGCCCACTGCAAGGCCGTGATCTACGCAGAGGAAGGGGCGCTCTAGGTGTCCACTCGTCTGTCCATCGAGCAGGAGGTGGCGCGGCGACTGGGCGGCCGAGTGGGCAGCATCACCTCGGGCAACGCGACGACGACAGTGTTGGCGGGCCTGATCGACCTGACCGGCGACGACGACGCCTACAAGCACTGGCAACTGTTCATGCCCGACGCGGCGACGGCGGCCGACCAGTCGCGCGTAGTGACGGCGTGGGACGACTCCACTGGCACGGCGACGTTCATCACGCGTTCAGATACGACCTACACCGACGAGACCTACATCCTGCTGGGGCGCGGCGACCCCTCGAAGGCGGCGATCGACGCGGCGCTGGACGAGAAGCTGGCGCGCACGCGCTTCGCCGCCATGAGCGTCTTCCCCACCGTGGAGCAGCAGCGGCCGTACTGGCTGGGCGCTCTGAGCTGGGTGCGCAGCGAGGACGACGTGCTTGCGGTGTTCGAGCGTTCCTCGCCCGACCTGGTGGACAACGGCAACTTCGAGCTGTGGGGTGACGGCTCCTCTTCGGCACCAACGCGCTGGACCGCTACGACTGCGACGGTCGGACGCAACAACGTGCGCGACAACCCGGAGCGGATCACGCGCGGCGCTTATTCACTCTCGCTGGCCGGCAGCGGCGCGACGGGGACGCTGGACTTCGACCTGGCACCGGAACTCGTGATCCAACTGCGCGGCTCGAGCCTGACGCTCACGGCCGACGTCGTGGCGGGCGCTGTCACCGAGCTGATCGCGATCGTGGACGACGACGGCAGTACGACGGCCGCGCACACGGGCGGTGGCGGCTCCGAAACGCTATCGGTGACGCGCACGATTGGCTCCACGACGACGCGCATCCGCTTCCGCCTCCAGGCAGCGCAGAGCGTGACGGGGCACTTCGACCACGTGAGGTCGAACGCGGGCACGAGCATCGCCAGCGAGTCGGACGCTGCCGCCTCGGCGCTCCGCTACATCCCGCACGAGGTCCGCTCGGCCGGCGGGGTGGCGTACATCGAGGTCTCGACGCCGACGGCGCGGGGCTCGCAGATCGTGGTGTTCACGGCCATGCCGTACCCGGCGCTGAGTTCCGACACTGACACGACGGACTGCCCGGACGCGGTGATCGTGCCCGGCCTGCTGGAGCAGATCGCGCAGACGATGTGGAAGCACAAGGACCGCACGCGCTGGGATCGGCTGCTCCACGACGGGCGAGTCGAGTTCATGGCTGCGGTGCCGATGCTGACGAAGATTCCGCAGCCGGAAACGGCGCAGCCAATTGTGGTGACGGGAGCCTAGCGATGGCGCGACTCTTCGAGGCCGTCGACACGACCGAGCCGTTCAGCGATGTCGATCTTGAGATGGTCGCGAATATGGGGACATACCATGTGGTCTCCGGCTGCGCGCTGGACTACGACGCCGCCAACATGACGGTGGACATCGCGGCAGGCGTGATCGTGCTCGACGGCGTGCTGGTGATCGTTGCTGCGGCGGCCAATGCGGTGACGATGGTCAGCGACGGCTCGAACCCGCGCTGGGCCTGGATTCACGTCGACAGCTCGGGGACGGCTGGCATCACGCACGGCACGGCGGCGGCTACGCCGGCGAAGCCTGAGCTGGGGAACGTGGTCGCCATCTCCGCTGAGCTGATTGCGACCTCAGCGACGATCGCCAACGACCAGACGCACATCGTGAAAAGGATCCCGCCCGTGGCAGCCACCGGCCTGTACCAGCCGACGTTCATCACGAACAACGAGCACTATATCGCCAACGGCGGGGTCTTCGACGACGCGAACATCGTCTGGACCACGACGAACATGGGCGTTTACACGCCGGTCTCGGTGAACCGCGCCAGAACGATCAAGAAGCTCTACTACTACAACGGAGCCACGGTCGGCTCGGACAATGTAGATGTGGGCGTCTATGCTGCCGACGGGGACGGCTTGCCCGGTGCGCGCATGGTCTCAATTGGGCCAACTGCGACCGCCGGCGCTTCCGCCTGGCAGGCGTTCGACATCGCCGACACCGACCTCGCGCCCGGGTTGTACTACCTCGCAGCGGTGCAGGATGGCGTCACGGACAAGGCCACGTCGCTGGCCTCCACGCTGATCATCGCGGAGAGCCGCCGTCACAGCATCTTCGAGCAGGCGATCGGCTCCGGGACTCTCCCGTCCACGGCGAGCCCAGCCATCATCACGGCCACGCGCATGATCCCGCAGCTCGCGTTGAGCGCTGCGACCACCTAGATGCCCGAGGGCGTAGCGGTCATCAACGGCGAGCAGTACACGCTGCTTGCCGAGGAGCAACTGCCGAAGGGCAGGAGAGCGCTGTCGCGCTCTCTGCGCGCGAGCGTACCGTCTGACCCCGGAAGACTTGCAACGCGGCGCTGGAGGCTCTCAGGGCCGCTGGGGGCATCCAGGGAGGGGGCGGACGGGTTCCTCGGGGTCGACTACGCCGACAACCTTGCGACGGACAACGACGAGCTGCTGACATCGGCGATGGCGCGCAACGCCGTGACGCTCACGGGCTTCGACCCGCCGACGACGAGCGGAGTGGTGCTCGGAAGCACCAAGTTCGGCGCCGGCGTGCTCGGCCCAGCGTACGCGGCCGGTGACTGCGAGTTCTTCGACGAAGATCGCGGTCGGCTGTTCTACCACCGCAAGCGAGGGTCGACCCAGGTGCAGGCGTCGGATATGAGCGTCCAGCAGACGGTTGTGCATCCGGCGGCCGTGGCGGGGGCGGCGATCTGGAAAGACAAGGGCTACCTCGGCCTCGGCATCGAGTCAGCGATGCTGCGGCGGGTGACGGTGCGGGATGGCGGCTCGGACTACGAGACGGTGAGCATCCGCGGTACGCCGATCGGGTCTAAGGCGCTGCGCAAGGGCTCCGACCGGCTGTGGATGGTAGTCGCCGACCCGAGCGAGGAGTTCACCAACCACCTGCGCTACACGCTCGACGACTTCATCAGCGCGAGCTGCTCGTTCGCTGTGCGTGACGACAAGATCCCGGCGACGGGCATCGGCACGCTGGGGGCGCTGACGATCGTCGGTAACGAGCTGGGCGCGGGATCGTTCACGGACCAGGGCGTGCCGGTGGCGGTGGCGGAACCGCTCGAGGGCCACCGCTCGGCGAACAACGGCAAGCACTTCGCCACGATGTGGGGCTGGGAATACTTCACCACCGACGTCGGCCTGTTCGCCTGGAATGGCGGCTTAGTGACGAACCCGGTGGGGCCGGAAGCGAATCAGCGCTTCGAGGGACCGATCGACGGCCGTCCGACAGCGCTGTGGCCGTACAAGGACTCGGTGTGGGTGGCCTACCTGACGCCGGCCGGCGACACGTACATCCTGCGCGGTCGGTTCGGGCCGCAGACGTTCGCGCTTGGCATCCCGGACTGGTATCCGTGGCTGAAGCTGTCGTCGACCGAAGTGCACATGATCGGCTCCACGGGCCAGCGCACGAACCCGACGCTGACGTGGGGCGAGGGCACCAACATGGCGCACGGGACGCTGGGGCGCCGCGGGCGCGACATCGCGGACTCGAACTACCGCTTCGGCGTGACCGGCGGGACGCTGTTCCTGACGACGCTGATGGGCGACCAGCACGTACTGCGCAACCTGCGCTACGGGCAGTTTCACTGCGAGAACATGGTCTCCGGTGACTCGTGGCAGCTCGCGATCTCCGTGGATGAGGCGACGGCGGTAAACGTCGGCAGCGCCGTGACAGCGGACGGGGTGGCTCGCGCGGTGCCGGTCTCCGCTGGCGTGCCCCTGACGACCGTCAACGGCTATTTCTTCAAGCCGCAGCTGACGCAGGTGGCGGGCGGGTCGGGGTCTGACATCTCACCGCCACAGATCCGTGGCTTCCTCGATCTGATCTTCGATGAGCGGCCGGACGTGATCGAGGAGGTCACGCTGGTGCTCCTGCTGGACGAAGTGAATCCGCGTACGCAGTACAACCGGCTGAAAACGCTGGCGGAGCCGGACACGGCCTCGCCGGTGACGGTGAAGCTGCCCGACGACTTCGGCGACACGACCGTCTACGGCACTGTGGCCGGGGTGGACGAGTTCAAGGACGTGAAGGGCGACGCCGTTGAAGCCGTCACCGTGCGCGTCCATCTGTGGGAGCTGAGCTGATGGTGCAGCAGGCGGGGCCGGGTTCAGTCGCCGAGCCGGGCGCTCAGGGGGAACTCGGCGGCGCCGGGCCGGACGAGCTCGCAGCGATGCGCGCAACGCCTTCAGGGATGGCGATGCTGCGGCTCGGGGAGATCCGGCTGCCCGAGATTTTCTGTCGCGCCGACGCGCTCCCGCAGACCGACGAGTCGATCGTCACTGGCCTGCCCGCGATCACTGGCGAGGATGGACGGGATGGGACCGACGGGTCGCCTGGCGCGCCGGAAAACCCGGCACCGCCGGGAGCGCCAGGCGGGGACGGAGTGCCGGGGACGCCGGGTATGATCTTCTTCGAGGGCGATCAGATTTGCATGGTCCTCGCTGACGGGACGATCAAGTGCACGACGCTCTACGAGCCGGCAGAGCCCACGCCGGTCTCCATCGCCGTGTTCTTCGACGGCGGTGGGGCGAAGCTGCTGAACAACACGCAGGTGTACCAGTCGATCCCGTTCGACGCGGATGCGCAGGAGCTGAAGGTCTTTACCGATGGAACGACGGGGAACGTGATCGTCGAGGTCTATCGGCAGCCGTTCGGGGCATGGTCCCCGACGCTGGACACCGCGGAACGCATCGCCAGCACTGTTACGAGTTCGATCACACGGAAGGGCACGGAGCCAGGGACGGTCGGCGCTGGTTCGGTGGATGGAGTTGTTGCCCTCAACGCAGGTGACACGCTGATCTTCAATGCCCCGCTGGGCAGCATCGGGGATGTTACGAAGGTGCACGCATCACTCGTGGTGGTGAAGCGTTGATGGCTGACGTAAACGTCACCAGTACTGCCGATGTAGACAGCGTTGGGCGGCTGGCCGCCAACAACAACGCGGTTTTCGTCGATCCCAGCACCGGCTACGTGTTCTACAAAGAAGCGAGCGGTGGCCTCCGGTACAAGAAGACCACGGATCGGGGGGAGACCTGGGGCAGTTCGGTCACCGTGATGACTCCGGCCGGCACGCCGTTCGCATGGGCGATTTGGCCCGACCAGAGAACGCCCGGCGACAGCGGTACGAAGGTTCACTGCGCGATGCTGGACATCACCAATGGCAACGATCACCGCTACCGAGCGCTGGACCTGAGCGACGACAGCCTCGGCCCCGAGGTGTCGTTTCACACGAACACCGGAGCCACGAGTAGCACCTTCGCCTACGTCTCTATCACGAAGACGCGTGGTGGGAATATCAACATCCTCGGTCGCGATGGAAGCGGATCGGGGACCAGGTTCCACGCTCGTTCGACAAACGCGGGCGCGTCATTCAGCGCCCGCACGGTCACCGGACCCGGCGGTGCCCAAGCTCCCTTTGCGATGGCGTTTCCCGGCAACGAGGCGGATGAAGACGACATCTACTACATCTACAACCACAAGGTCGTCGGCGACATCGATCTCCACACCTACGACGACAGCGCGGACACTTGGTCCGATGAAGAGATCTCGGGCGACGCGAATATCGACTTTAGTATCTCCGAGATGTCCGCTGCGGTGCAGCACAGCGACAACCACGTCTTTCTCGTCTTCATCAATGAGACGGGGAACGATTTGGAGCTGTGGGAGATCACCAACGGCACGACATTCGAGAAGATCGCAGACATCGTTACGGACGATTCAACGATCTACTTCTCCACCATTTCCATCGACCAGGCAAGCAACGTCAAGTGGATCGCCTACATTGACAGCGACGGTGACAACATCGTCTACCGAACCTACAACGGGACCGTGGGAAGCGAAGCGCCGGTGTCCGAGACGCTGGATTACCCCGAGCTGAGCTGGCTGTTCTCAGTGGGTTCCATCCCGGCCACGGGCGGGCTATTCATCGTTGGCTGGGGAGAAGAGAGCGGGGATGACGTGTGGGTGAATGTTGTCTTTTCCAGTAAGACCCAGACCCAGGCGCTCCCCCAAGTATTCGCGGTGGACTGATGGACGACGAGACGCGCCGCCGCTTCGACAACCTCGACGCTCGCGTGGAGGGAGTCCGCATCGACATGAACGGCCGCCTAAAGGCCGTGGAGCGCTGGCAAGCGAAGTTCGAGGGCTTTGTACTGGGGGGACGGGTCTTGCCCGTTGTCGCGGCTCTGGTGGCCGCTGGGGCCGCCTGGGTGGCTGTGCTACGTTAGGCTTCCCTGTAAGGAGAGGCGCGATGTGGTGGAAGAAGAAGTTTCGCGGCGTGCTGAAGCAGCATCTCGACGCCCAGCACGTCCGTGGGCAGGGCAACCCCTCAGAGCGCCCAGCGCCGCGCCCCCGTTACCGCAGCAAGGGCCGTCCGAAGGAGTACCACGATGACGCGCCGAGTGTGACGCTCGCTGAGCACTGGCCGGAGGTGAAGCCATGAACCGATGGATGCCCGGAGCCGAGCGCCACGAGACGGCCGCGCAGGGCGGGTACGGCGTCCCCAGCAGGGGCATGGAGGCTACCGCCGTCGTGCATCACGTCATGGAGGGCTGGCTGTCCACGATGGTCCGCTGGTCAGAGGAGCGTCCCGCTCACCACGAGGCGAGCTACCACTTCGGGATCGGCATGGACGGCGGCATCGTGCAGTTCGTCCCGATCGACACTCCAGCGTGGCACGCGGGGCGGCGTGACGATAGCGTCGATCCAACGTGGTCCCTGTGGGATGGAGCCCGCAATCCCGGCGGTCACACCGTCGCGGTGGCCCGAGAGGGCTTCCACGACAAGCCATGGACCCCCGAGCAGATCGACGCAGCGGTTCGCATCACCGCGTGGGTGATGGGCGAGCACGAGATCGCGCCCTACGTGGCGACGCTGATCGGGCACTACGAGCTGAACCCCGTGACCCGTGCCAATGACCCCGGCGGCGGGTGGGACAAGGCCGCGATGCTCGAGCTGATCTCGCCCGACGAGCCAGAGACAAGCGTTCTTGCGCCCGGCGACTACACTCTGCCTGGCGGGCATCGGCTACACGTTCAGGGCTAGGAGGCGACGATGAACCTACGAGCGACAGCGGAGAGCCCACCGACAGCGGTTGCCACAGCGGCGCCGGCGGCTGCGCTCGGCGTGGTAGCAGGCGAGGTTGCGCTTGCGGCGGGCCTCGATCCTTCACTCGCCCTCGCGATTGCCACGGCGACGGCGGCGGTCGTCGGCTGGGTGATCAGGCGCTTCGCCGTGCGGGACGCATGACCGGGCGCTTCTGGCTCGCCGTGAGCTGGGTGCGCGCCCTCCTCATCGAAGGCGTCAATGACTTCGTGAGGATGCTGGTCGTGGCGGCCCTGCTGTTCCTGCTGGGCTTCGTCATCGCTGGTGCCGTCATGCGAACCGGCTGGCTGCCCTAGCGCGGTGAACGCACGCCCCCGTCGCTGGCTCCTCCTGTTCGTCACGAGTGCTACCGTGGCCGTGGTGCTCCCCGCGGTGCTGGAGGTGCGGCCATCCCCCTACTCGCCACTCCCGAGCTCGCCGGCCACGCCCACGACTGCCCCGGCGTCGGCACCTATTTCCCCCGCGAGCCCCGTCCCACCAGCGCGTACGCCTGGATCGAGGCCTACGGCCGTGGCCAGCATTACGCCAAGCTCCTCAGCCGTCCCGACGCCAACGATTACGCAATCGCCTTCGCGAACCGCGCGATGCGGGTGCACGATCGAGGGTAGTCCAAAGGTGTTCTGCGACCTCGATGATCAGGGGCGGTGCGCGTGCTTTATTACCGTGCCGCCGCTCATCGTTGAGGTGTGTCGCTAGCCCTGGCGCAAGCTTTCTGCTTACTCCTTGCAGTCCTGTGCGCCGTGTGTCATACTCCCACATACGGAGGTGAGGATGGCACGGCTCACAATTTCCCTGCCCGATGAGACCGACGCACAGCTGCGCCGTCTGTCCAAACAGACCGAACTCAACATTAGTGCTCTCTGCAACGCCGCGATCAAGGAGCTTCTGCGTCAGCCAAGCCGTGTGCTCGGGGCGCTCGCGCCGGAGGACCGAGGATGAAACAAACCGCAGCGAAGCGGGCTCGGGTCGCGGGGAGGGACCGCCAGCTCGTGCTCCCAGACGGACACGAGACGATGACGGCCCTAGAGCTTGAGACGTGGCTGAAGGAACAGGAAAGGCTCCGCGGGCGAGGTGAATCTCCCGCGGAGCCAGCAGACCCGCGAAGGAGGTCCGCGAGATGAACGATAACACGGCTGAGCAGAGCGTCGCCGAGGAAGGCGCCTCTGAGCGCGCTGCGATGGAGTGGCAGGCGCAGGCGTACGCGCAGGAGAAGGAAGCGCACACCGAGCAGGGGAAGGCTCTGGACAAGGCGCGCGACCGGCTCAAGGACTTCATGGCGCTCGAAGACATCGACGAGCTGGTGGACGGCGAGACCGGCTACGGCGTCGAGCTTGCCCCGCCGCGGCGCACTACGACGTGGGATGTGGAGCACATGCCCGATCAGCTCGTCGTCGACCTTGCAAAGCGCGGCCTGCTGACGGTGAGCACTCGCCCCTTCGATGCGCTGCGGCAGGCGGCGGGCTCGCCGGTACTCGATGCCGCGGAGGAATACCGGATGACCGGCGAGGGTGCGGCTCCGCTGATGGTGAAAAAGCCGTGACCCCCAGGAGGCTGCTCACCCCCGACGACGTGGCGACGCGCACCGGGCTCACCCGCGTCCAGGTCGACCGCCTCATCAAGCGCCGTCAGCTGCGCGCGATCCACTACGGCGCGCGAACCCCGCGCGTGACGCTCAACGCTCTCGGCGAGTACGTGATCGCCGTCATCAGGAAGGCGAACGAAGATGACCATTGAAGTGACAATCGACCTAGACAAGATCTACGTGGGCGAGGACGGGCAGACTGCCGGCGACCAGGTTCTCGCGATGGCAGCGTCGCAACTCCTTGAGCAGCTCGGCCGCGACGAGGCACTATCCAACCTCCGGGCGAAGGCTAGCAACATTCGCGACGAGATGATTCGTGAGCGCTTCGCGCCGCTACTGGAAACCGCGCTTGATGCAGCGGTTCAGCGCACCGATGCCTTCGGGCAGACCAAGGGGGAACCGACGACCTTCCGCGAGGTCGTAGTCGAGCAGATTCAGAAATTTCTCACTGAGAAGCGTTACGACAACCGGGTGGGCCATACCAGCCAGCGGACCGCAGTGCAGGAGTTCATTGAGGAGAGCGTCGACCGAGTCGTCAAACGCGAGTTGACCGCAGAGATCACGGAAGCCCGCGAGCAAGTCGCGGCTGCCGTTCGCGATCAAGGCGCGGCTGTCATCCAAGAAACGATCGCCCGATTGGCAGCTAAGCCATGACTGAGGACCGCGAGCCCCCCGAGGTGATCGACCAGCCTACGGGCGACCAGCCTGGCACCGACGTCGTGCGCCTAGAGCCGCCGCAGCCAACCAGTCTCACTGTTCCCGGTGGCGTCGACAACGCGCTGAAGGAATGGGAGGACTACCAGCGGCTCACGCAAGACCTGCTCAACGAGTCCGACTACCAGCAGATCGGCCGCAGCAAGTTCAAGAAGAAGAGCGCGTGGCGGAAGTACGCGCGAGCGTTCAACATCTCCGACCGCGTGACCTTCGAGCACATCGAGCGCGATGAGCGCGGCCGGCCCCTGTGGGCGAGGATCCGCGTCGTGGCGATCGCCCCCAACGGGCGCACTGCCGAGGCCGACCAAGAGGCGCACATCGATGAGAAGTGTTGCCCACAGGCCGAGGGCGAGGAATGTAACCCCCGAGGGCGCCACACCCACTGCGAGGGGGGCTGCTCAGGGCGCATCCACTGGTCACATGATGGTGACATTCCCGCAGTTGCTCTCACGAGGGCGAAGAACCGCGCCATCTCTGATCTCATCGGGGCTGGCGAGGTCAGTTCAGAGGAGATGCAGCGCAGCGAGAACGAGGAGCGGGACCAGCCACAGAACGCCACCAGCCGCCCCCCACGGCCCGAGAACAGCACCCACGCAGCGAGGCGGACCAACCCCCCACAACAGCGTACGGAGCCAGCAGCGCCGCCCTGGGCGGACGAGCTGAAGGCGAAGCTGGCCGCCGTTGAGGGGCTCGACCTCGACTACGTGGCGATGGCGATCGGCGTCGCGAAGGCGACCAGCGCCGAGATCCAGAAGTGGCTCGACGCCAACACCGACTTCGTGCACCCCCTCGACGCGCTCGTGGCGCAGGCGGTCGAGAAGATGCCGCCTGAGCTGCGCGAGAAGGTCGCGGCAAAGACCGCCACGGGCGGTGAGCCTGACGCGGTGAAGCCGGCTGATCCCGGCCCGGCGCAGGACGACGCGCCACCGGCGGAGGAGTAGGCCATGAGCAACGAGCAGCGCATGTGCATCTGCGGCCACCAGCGCCGAACCCACGGCTCCCTAGGTGATGGCCGCTCGGCACGCTGGGATGGCTGCTGGGGGATCGTGGATCACGGCCTGCACCCGTCGACACCATGTCCTTGCGAGGCGTTCATGTGGGTAAAGTCGAAGCGGTTGGCGACGGCATGAGCGCTAGCGAGTCAGGAGGTGTTGAGTTTCGCGAGCACGCCGGGCTTGGGCACCGCCGGCGGCAGTTCGGTCGCACGACCGCGTGGGTCGAGTGCCCATTCTGTGGCGAGGAAACCGAAGCCTACGTCTGGTCACTTGCCGGGTCAGGGAAACGGTGTCGGTGCAGCGCCCTGCTTGGCCCGTTTGGTGCGTCTAGGGAGGTTACCGAGTGACCGCTGACAGCCACGGGCAGTCATGGCGCAAGGTGAAGGAAGCCACAACCCCCAGCCCTGAGCGCTTCGTCTGCTCGCCTGAACGGCCGTGGAAGGAAGGTGACGGTCGAGCGCTCCACCCCAACGTTCGCACGCTGTTCACCGAGGAAGGCAGCACCCGCGACGGTGGCGACTATGACCGGATGGAGTGCCCCGATTGCGGCGTCGGGTGGTGGAGGAACATACCCCAATGACCGCTGACAGCCAGGCCGAGCGAGAGACGACAGCGACCCTCCGTGCCGATCTCATCCACGAAAGCCTGCACACTCCTGCCTGTGCAGTGGGGGTGGCTGAGCAGGACGAGATCCCATATGAATCGGATGGTGATCCTCCGTGCACCTGTTACGTGATCGAGCGGCTTGAGCGCATCGAGGTCGCCGCCCGTGCCGCTGGTCGCGCAGAAGCCGCAGAACGCATTGAGGCGCTAGAGGGGGCGCTGGACGCGAAGAGGGGTGAGGTTTTGTGGCTAGTATCCGAGTTGGAACTTGACGCCTCTGAGCACTACAAGCGCGGAACCCCGAGCAACAACTTTGTCGCTGAGTGGATCACGCAGACATTCTTGCCAAAGTACCGCGCCCTCATCCCCCAGCCAGCAGAAGGGTCAGAGGCCAGCGAAGGAGACGAGGTGAAGCCATGAGTGACAGTGTTTACGCGAACCGTGCCCTGAACATGGTGCTAACCAAAAGGGGCCACCAGCGACGCGACTGGAGTTTCGAGCACGATTTATTGCACACAGAAGAGGAGTGGGAAGGGCTCATCCTCAAGTTCGCGCTAGAGCATCGGTGGACCGATGTCGGGGCGCTGGCCCTTGCCGCTCAGGAGATGCGGATTGCGGCCCCCGTTGAAGCGATGGCCCGTGCGCTCGCCGAAGAGGACAGCCATGAGCGCTAGCGAGTCAGGAGCCGAACAGCGAGCCCGCGCCCTCCTCCTAGAAGGGCCAGAGGCCAGCGAAGGAGACGAGCGTGGCTGAGCTCGGCCCCACCCCGCAGCTCTACACCCTCGACGGCTGGCCGCAGACCTGGGCCGACCTGTTCACCCGGCTCGACGCGCTCCAGCGGCGGGAGGACCAGCGGCGACAGGACGGCGATGCGACCTACCGACACTGGCTCTCGCACGAAGGCCGCGTGGCGTGATAGGCTTCCTGCAGCCGTCCCGGCACGCCGCAGCCGGTCGGTCCATCCTGGGTGTGTGGGGGGTGCCTGATTCACCCCCCGCCTCCCTCTCCGTAATCAGGACGGAGCGCCACGCGCATGAACACGAAGGATCCGAACACCGTCTGGTCGCTGAGGGGACTCTCGTCCTCCGAGCGGCTTGTTATGCTGTGCTTAGAGCGCAGCCTCGACCAATACGGGGTGACGCAAGCCACTCTCTCAGAACTCTCTTACGAAACCGAGCTCGACCGCCGTACTGTGCAGCGCGCGATCGGCCACATGCTCGATACCTGCCGCCTCGAGCGCCTAGTCCACGCCTCACACCGAAAGCCAGCGGCTTACTTCCTGCGGTACGACGACGAATGAGCGCGAGGGCGACGAAAGCTACACGGGCCATGCGAGGGCTCACGCCGACCGAACGCCTTGTGATGCTGAGCCTCGCCGACGCTGCTGATGCTCACGGTGACGCGGCCCTCCCCATCTCCACCATCGCGACTGACAACGAGCTCGGGCGTAGCACGGTGCAACGCGCCCTCCGCCGGCTGGTCGCCGCTGAGCATCTCCAGCTCCAGCACCCAGCCACAAACAAAACCGCCGCCAACTACCACTTGGGGTTTCACCGTGACACCTCTGGAGGTACCACCACGGTACCCCCGGACGAGGCTAGAGGTCTCACTGGGACACCCCTAATTGCAGCCCCTTACAGTCCTTCCGGACGGTCCGGAGATCCTACTCCCGAGAGAGATCAACGAGAAAACGGATCTAGATCCTATAGAGAGAGAACGCCGAGCGCGCTCGCTGGGAAATCCCTTGAGGAAATCGACTACGTGGTTCTACAGCTCAAGCAGCGGATGGCCCTACCGGGCACCCGGACGAATGAGCTGACCGCCTGCATCCGACGGGGTGCGACCATAGGTGATATAGACTACGCGATTGACGCCGCGCTCGAGAACGATGGGATCTCGCCGCGGTACGTGATCCGCATCATCGATCGGCTGGTGCGAGAACGGAAAGTGCAGGATGGCAAAGCTACGGCAGCTACCGGCCGCCGAGGTGGAGCTGCTCCGCCAGGTCGTAAGCGCGCTGCGCCCCCTCAAGGTGGAACGCAGCTTGGACTGGCGGGGTCGGGAGAAGTGGGAGATCGTGCCGATCCCGCCCCCCCCTGGGCGAACCAGTACGACACGCCACCAACCGAAGGACTCAATGAGTACCGCCGGCGGGTTGCTCTCGATCGAGAAGCTGAGAGCGCGTCAGGCGCAGGAACGGTCCCACCTGCCGACGAGCGTGCTCAACAAGATGCGTGAGAAGATGGATGAGGCGGACGCTGCGCCGCCTCCGTGCCCGCTGTGCGCCGGTGCGCGCTTCGTCCGCATCGCTGTCCCGTTCGGGCACCCGATGTTCGGCCAGGCACTCCCCTGTGGCTGTGTCGAGCACTCCGAGGTGGCCGACCTGCTGCGCTTCGCCGGCCTGCCGCCGCAGTACGCCGAGAAGATGACCTACAGCTCGTTCGCGCCCCTCCTCAACCCCGAGGCGTTCGCAGCAATGGAGAAGTGGGACCAGCACGAGTCCGTCGTGCTCAACGGCGTCGTTGGGACGGGCAAGACGCACCTCGCCGTGGCGGCCCTCGTGCACGCCATCACAGACCGTCGGGAGCTCGGCGCCTACTGGTACGTGCCGACGCTGCTGGATGAGATCCGCCGGCGCTACAACGCCGGGGAGGGCGTCGAAGACGCACAGACGTTCATCGACCGGCTCGCGAGCACGCCCATCCTGCTGCTCGATGACCTGGGCGCGGAGCGGGCGACCGACTGGGCGGTGGAGCAGCTCACGACGCTGCTGGACCGCCGCCTGCGCGGTGACGCGACCACGCTGGTGACGACCAACTTCACCGGCATCAAAGAAGCGAGTAACAAACTCAGCGACCGCGCCGGCAGCCGACTCGGCGCGTGGCGGTGGGTGGGTTGCATCGGTCCAGATATGCGTGTTCAGAGAGGAGCCTGATTTGGTTACGGATCAGCCGCAGATCGACTTGTGGGACGAGATTCTGGAGGACGACGAGGCGCTGGAGCGAGCCATCGCCGCCTACGCCGAGGACAAGGACGCGCGCAGTCACACGCGCGAGCTCAAGACGAAGCGGGACAAGGCGATCTCCGATGCCGGCCTGCTGAACCGGACTGTCGGTACGACGATTCGCATCGGGCAGTGGCAGCTCAAGATCGGCGAGAACGAGGAGAAGGACATTAGCTTCACGAGGGGAGGCAACAAGGCGATTCGCGAGGTGCAACGGATCCCGGAGTAGGAGCGGGGTGCGATGGTCAAGGATGAACTGACAGAGCGGGAGAAGCGGGCGGAGCACGTACTCCGGAGCCTCGACGCAGGGGCTCCGGCGTACGTGCAGCCACGCAAGACTCGCTTCGGCATGGTTCGCCAGCGGAGCGACATCAAGACGTTTCACGTGGAGGAGAACTGCTCCGGCTACCCGGATATGCCGGAGGTGACGAACGTCGAGGACGCGCTGGAGCGTGGCTTGGCGCTCTGCGGATCGTGTGTAATCAAGATCATGCGTGACCTGTGAGCGGCTTCGTGCTGTCGCTGTTCCCCGGCATCGGCCTGCTCGACATGGCGTTCGAGGAGGAGGGCTTCACCGTCGTGCGCGGCCCCGACGTGCTGTGGGGCGGGGACGTGAAGCGCTTCCACCCGCCGGCGGGGAAGTTCGACGGCGTGATCGGCGGGCCACCGTGCCAGGAGTTCAGCTCGCTCGCGCCGCTGGTGCGCCACAACGGCCACGAGCCGCGCTTCGGCAACCTGATCCCCGAGTACGAGCGATGCGTGTTCGAGGCGCAGCCGCGGTGGTTCGTGATGGAGAACGTACGCGGCGCTCCGCTGCCGAACGTCGAGGGCTACGACCGCTGGGCGGAGCTGCTGAAGGACTCGGACATCGGCGGTGTGCAGCCGCGCGTGCGGCGGATCTCGCTGGGGCTGCGCGAGGGCGAGTGGACCTCGATCGCGTCACCGTTCACGCTGGTGGAGTACGCCTCCGCCGAGGAACGTTGCCCGCGATGCGGGGGGACTCGCGTCGAATGGGATGCCCGCGGGCTATGGTGCCGCGACTGCGAGCACATCTGGCTTCCTCTCGCCCCGACTGAGCGCACGATCACGACGAACTCGGCAGGAGGGAGCTTCGGAGATACGCGCCGCGATCCCGATAGCGGCAGACCTGACCGGCGCAAGCGCTCGATCGTAGGCGACGCGAGGGTCACCCCAATAGGAGCGCGAGTCCGCAAGGACGATGGCGGGGGTGAATTACCGCACATCGGAGCATCTCTGTCCGTTGCCGACGTGCTCGAAGCCCAGGGCCTCCCCCGCGACTACCTCGACGACGCTCCGTTCACGATGGACGGGAAGCGCAAGGCCATCGGCAACGGCGTACCGCTGCCGATGGGTCGGGCGATCGCGCGTGCGGTGAAGCGGGTGCTGGCGTGAACGGCGATCGCGCCGGCCCGCTGTTCTTCCTCCTCGGCCTCATCACTGTGTTCACGATCTGGCTCGCTGTGGCCGTGCTCACCGAGGACGCGCCACCGACAGCTTCTCCCCAGCCGCAGGGCGCCGCACAGGGTTGGGCGCTTGAGGAGGAGCTGCCGGTAGCCCGGCCTCGTGCGGGGGGTAGCTCAGTCTGGCAGAGCACCCTTGATCAGGTGGTCGCGGGTTCAAATCCCGTCCCCCCGCATCTCACTGAGCCCGCACGACCGCCGTTCGTGTGGGACTACCAGCTCGGCCCCGGCCTCCACGGGCCGCCGATCACCCGCGCCGAGGCGCAGCGCCACCTCTACAACGCCTGCCAGGGGCCGGGCTGCGGGTGGTGGGTTGGCGTGATGGTGGAGATCTGAGCGTGCGAGAGCGACGGCTTACACCCGCGGGCCGTTGGCCCCACCTGGGACTACGGCCTGTGTCAGATCAACCGGGATGCGTGGGGCGGCTGGGGAGCTCTGCCGTGGCCGTTTGCGCACGTCTACCGTGACCCAGCCATCAACGCCCGCGCTGCATGGTTCGTTTATGAGTTACAGGGCTTCGGGGCGTGGTCCTGTGCCTAGGCTGCGGTTCCTCGAGCTGAACCCGCACCCTGGGCGGCCGTACCGCCGGCCGACGTGGAGCGACGAGGAGTACGCGGAGTACCTGCGCGGCTGGAACGAGGGCCGGCGCGGGGGGCAGGGAGTCTTGCTGTGAGCGCTGGCGACCCGATGTACGCCCTCGAGAAGTTCGGCCTGCAGAACCCGTGGATCCTATGGCGGCTCCAGCGAGGCGAGATGGACCAGCTCTGCCCCCGCTGCCGCGGGAAGGGCGTGGTCATCGCCTCGCCGTGCGTGAGGCGGGAGCTGGTCATGGGAGAGTTTACGACCTGCAAGCCAGCCACCGGCTGCGACGACTGCCGGTCGACCTGTCCGGAGTGCCGCGGAAGCCGTCTGCTGCCACCTGAGCCCCTCCACGCCGAGGACTTCGGCGACGAGGTGTCGCGCGAGACAGCACGACGCCTGCTAGGTGGCCTCGACGTGTCCGACCAGCCGCGCATCGACCGCAACCCGAGGGCGCTGTGAAGCCCGTCACGCACTACGCTGTCCGCCTCGCGGGCGCGCTCGAGCCGCTGTGCCTCCGCAGGCGTGGCGCCATCACGTTCACCCAAGACGCGCGGCTGGTGACGTGTCGAGGCTGTCGGCGGGCGCTCGTGTCCGCCTGGGGAGAGGAGCTCGCGTGACGAAGAAGCAGCGCACGCCCCAGCAGGTGCGACGTCGGGAAGCCGTCGCCGAGTGGGCCGCGATCAGCCGCGCCATTCGCGAGGAGCAGCCTGACTGCGCGGCGCTCATGACCGACGCCTTCATGGACGAGGAGCAGGCGAAGCGCTGGATGAACTGCACGTGGCGCACCACCGAGGCGCACCACGTCCTACCGCGAGCGAGGGGCGGACCGCACGAGCGATGGAACGCGCTCGGACTCTGCCACAACTGCCACCAATTCATTCATAGCCACCCGCTCCTCGCGCAGGGCGCGGGCTGGCTCGCGAAAGTGGGTGCTTCGTGTCCCTTGCCGTGATCGGAACGGACAGCATGGGTCGGCCGATCAGGGCGGTACCGGCGTACGAGCGAATGTTCGCGAAGGTGGAGGCGGTCGGCGGCTGTCTCATCTATCGGGGCTCCGTCAACGCAAAGGGTTACGGGCGGGTAAGAAACCGCAGCGGCACGGAATTGGCCCACCGGATCGCATGGGAGTACGGACACGGCCGTCGCGTCCCGGACGGCATGGTGATCATGCACACCTGCGATACCCCTCCCTGCGTTCGGTTCGCTCACCTGCGACTCGGTACGGCAGCCGAGAACAGCGCGGACATGGTTGCGAAGGGCCGTGCTGGCGAGCGGCGCGGGGAGCGCTCCGGTAAGGCGAAGCTGACGGCTGGTCAAGTAGCCGAAATCCGCCGCCGGCGAGACGAAGGCGAACGCCTAATCGACATCGCTCCCGACTTCGGAGTGCACCCGGCCCATCTGAGCAGGATCACGAGGGGACTGCGGTGGTGACGCACCAACACGCGCTGCTCGCTGGGGAGGCCGGGTGGCTGGCGAAGGTCGGGGCGAGCTGCGACCTGCCGAGGGTGGCATGACCGGGCGAGCCGTGCAGTTTCAGGTGGACGGCAAGCCTGTCCCGCAAGGCTCGATGCGCGCCTTTCTGGTGAAGGGTCGCCCGGTGATAACGAGCAGCAACCCGAACCTCAAGGAGTGGCGCAACATCGTGGCCTTCCAAGCGCAGGGGGCGAGCGATGGCCGGCCGCTTGAGGGGCCAGTAGGTGTTACTGCCGCTTTCCGCTTGCCGCGCCCGAAGTCACGGCCGAAGAAAGACCGCTACCCTGACCGGCGCCCAGATCTCGACAAATTGGTGAGGGCGCTTCTGGATGGCATGACCGGGCCTGTGTTCGCTGACGACTCGCAGGTCTGCATGATCGAGGTGAGAAAGAGCTACGCCCTGGACGAATCGGCGGGGGTGGTAGTTCGTGTGTGGGAACTCGCTGATTCGGAGTGAAGGGATGGACCGATGCCCGAGATTGTGACGTCGCAGCGAGAACGCTGCTCCTGTGGCGCTGAATATGAGGCCAGCGGCGATCAATATTCGGCGGACGTCAGGAACACTCAGATTGACGATTGGCGCAGAAGGCATGCCGACGTGTGTGCCTTGATCGAGCCGCGGAGCGATGTGGCACGGAGGCTACCATGACCCTGAAGATGACCGTAGAGGTGACGACGCTGGCCGACCTGGGCCGGGCCGTGGAGCTGATGAAGGGCGCCGGCGTGGACGTCGAGTCCACCGGGTTCACGTTCAGCCGCCGGCACGGAGGGAGCCTGATCATCATCGAGCCGAAGGGCGAGGAGGACGGCGAGAGCGAGCCCAGCGGCGATCTGTAGGTGCTACTCTTTCGGTGGGCGAGAGGAGCGCGTGCGTGTAGAATCTGACCCCACAACACAATCTGCTAAGCGGACCCCCGATCTCAGCACCGGCCCTGACGGTGACTCGGGGGTTTCGTGTATGATGCGGGCGTTCGAAGCGTAGAGGACGGGGCGGCCTGCCGGGGAGCGCCCCGTCCTCGCGTTCGCCTACGGCAGCGGTTCCGATTTCTCGCTCACATCGGTGAGGCAGAAATCGGAACCGCACGATCGTCATAGTAAACTCGTTCAACGGTTTCGCTACGGCAGCGCCCCCGTCTCGTAGAGCAGGCCGTCCAGCGCGAGCTCAAGGATGCGTCCCTGGGGAACTGGTCCGCGGCGCCAGCGCGTGACTGTGCTCGGTGCGACCCCGAGCTGCCTCGCCAGCACCCGCTGTGAGAATTGGTAGCGGTCCATCCACTCGCGCAGCCGCTCCCCCGTCATTGGCTCCTTGCCGGCGCTCGGGGTCACGGCGTACGCTCGTTAGCACGGGCCGACTGGATGGCGGCGAGGAGAGCGGGCGCAGGGCAGCTACCGACGTGGTCGTCCTGCAAGGTATTGCAGAACGCGCAGCTTGGCCCATGGCTGTTCACCGCAGCCTCCGCCGCTGCAAGGAGGTCCGGGGCTGCTGCGATCAAGTGGGCGTCTGCCTCCTCGTAGACGTAGGCCACGGCGAAGGCATTGAGATCGGCTGCTGGCGTCACCCCCCATTCGCCCGGCATTTCCTCGTACTCAGTAGCGACCCACGGTCCCGGCGTCGGCCCCGTCGTCGTTACATTTGCCATCGTCTGCACCTCCTGTGCTGCCTCTGAGCGCCGCGAGGGGCGGAAGTGGCATCGCCGCCCACCTCCGCCCCGCGACCCTCATCCTGCGCCTGCGGGGAACGTGCTGCAGGACGCCTAGCGCGCCGCCACCAGCAGCCCAGCCGCGAGCACCACGCCGTAGGTCGCCACGAACACGAGCACGGCCACGGCCATTTGCCTGGTCATCGGCCCACCTCGGTAGCCTTCCTCCAGCTCTGCCCGTGCGCCTGTGGCTCGGGTGGCCGTGGCTGGGGCTCGGGGAAGCGTCCTTCCCGCCTTGCGGCCACCCAGCGCTCCTCACGTTCGTCAATCTCTCGCTGCCCCGGTCGCATCCCGGGGTGTAGCGGCACTCGGGGCTCAGGCGGCCGTGGCTCGTGCTTCTCGGGGTGCGTGAGTTCGTCAATGTCGACGGCCACCCAGGCGGCGACGTAGGCCACGGTGTCGGTCGAGACCGCCACCTCTGCATCGCCGTCGAACTCGATATCGACGTGGCTGCTGTACTGCTCGCGCGCGAGTGCGCGCACACTGTCGTTGCTGATCCGGGTCATGGCTTCACCTCCTCTGTGCGTTCCGTCACGTAATCTGGGTGGTACGGCAGCGGCATCACCCACGACACGCGAGGCTTGTCCTCCCCTTCGAGCGTGATGTAGTGATTGGCGCGAGCGGGGTGCTTGCAGGCCGAACACCACCCTTCCCCGTGCACGATGCCATACGTGAACATGCCGAGCAGGCCGCCCAGCGGCATCCCGCAGACGCATTGGCCGTCCTCGGTCACCGCAAAGCGCTCCACGTAGCGGTTGATCGCCTTGTACAGCGACGCCTTGTGCCCTTGCGCATCTTCTGTCGATGCTGATAGGTGCACCCCGAGCGTGCGCACCGAGTGGTGGGCGATCGTGTCCGTGGCGGTCACGGTACATCCTCCTCTATCGGATCTTCCTCGCGGTAGTAGTTGCAGCCTTGGCCGCAAACCACCTCGACCTTGCCACCGCGCCATGTGACACGAACGAGCCGAGCGCGGTGGCACTCTGAGCACATTTCGTCCTCGATCTCCTCCTCTGCGATGGGCTCCTCCGGCTCCTGCGCGTCATACTGCGCCTGGGCGAGCGCGAACCCGCGAGGCGAGGTCATGGTTGCCCCCCAGTCGCTCGGAGCATTTCAGCCATGGTCGGTGGCCCTGACGCGAACTCCCGCACGTGCTCGACGCTGACGAGACTGCCGTTGTCGTTGAACGTGTCCCACAGGTGATCCTCAAGGGCGTCGGCCCAGTCTTTCGCGTCACGCGGGTCGTTCTCTGGCACCGTGATCCGAACGCGGATCGTGGTCGTGACTTCGGTCATGGCTTCGCCTCTCTTGCCAGACAAGCGGCGCACCTGAGCCCCCAGTGCGGGTGTTGTAGCTCCCACCCGGAGCGAACCTTGCTCTGCATCTGGTCTTTCGCCTCGTCCTCGTATTCCGATTCCCCCGCTACTTTGCCGCAGGAATCGCACGTGAATCTATACAGCGTCAGTCGTTGCAGGCTCACCCGCGGCCCCTCACGGGTTCGCCTGGGCGCTTCGCGCACTCGGGACAGTCGATCTCACCACTACCAGTGACGCAATAACCAAGCCCGCGGCACATGTCGTCCGGACAAGTGACAAGCCGGCCCGTTCCGCCGCAGTTCAGACAACTATCACTTGAGTGGAGCTCGCAGTCGCATTCTCCATAGAGGTTGTGGATGCTGCATGTAACAGGGTGTTCGCGTTCGATCATAATCGTCTCTCCACAGGTTCGCCCGGGCGCTTGTGGCACTCAGGACAGCGGGTCAGGCGCAGCCGATGCCACACCCGCCCGCACGCGGGACACGGGCGCTCAGCTCGCATCGGGGGTCGCCTCTCTCCTCTCAGCGTGGTACTCGCGCCAGCGGGCCATCGCTTCTAGCGAGCCCCAGCATTCGCTCGGTACGTAGTTGTAGAGGAACTTGACCCACCCGGCGAGCGCCAATGTGTTCTCGTCGTCCGCGCGGGCCGCCGCTTCGCGTAGGTCGTTCGAGAGCACGGCCGTGAGGAAGTGCCCCATGGGGCGCCCTGTCTCCACGTAGGCGGTGATCCCCTCATGCATGTGGGCGGGGATCAGATCCCAATCGGCGCCGCCGTGAATCCGTGGCCCCTCGTCCTCGCTCGACATCAGTCCATCCTTTCAGCGCGCGCGGTAGAGTCGGCGCGGTAGGCGCTCGAACCCGCAGGCTCGAACGCCACTCGCGGCGGTCCTACCGCTAGGCGGCGAGCTCCGACAATGGCCGTGGCCGCCAGTGCAGATCGCGCTCTAGCGGTAGGCCGAAGCCGACACGCAGCTCGACCAGCTCTGCCATGCTGAAATCGCCGGTCTCTTTCTCGAAGCCGTCCACGAGCCCCCACGCGATGCGCGTGTCAGGGTCGTAGCCGCTTACGTACCAGGTCCAGGAGCCAGTCGGGTCAAACAGCTTCACGCGCGCGACGGGCTCCTCCTCCGCGCGTGCCTCCTCGGTCGTCGGCAGCTTGTCGGTGCCGCGGATGTAGCGGTACGCGGGCCGCTTCTGAAACGTGCTCTGCTCTAATGTCGTAGCCATCAGTCCATCCCTTCGATCTGCCCCTGCTCGGCCAGCACCTAGCAGCCAGGCGGCTCGCCCTCGACCGCGTGAGTCGAGAGCGTGCCGCGTGCTGGCCCTAGCCGCTGTTTCTGAGGGAGGGGCTAGTCAGGTCGTTTATTCGCGCAAGGGCTGCGCGCGCCGCTACGCCGAGCGGTGCGTCTGTGTAGGCGAAGTGCGCCGCTACCTGCTCGACAACAGCGAGCAGCAACGGCAGAGCTACGATCAGGTTGGCGTCTTCAAGCTCGTAGACGGTGGCCACCTGCTCTGTACTGTACTCAGCTCCGTTCGCGCGGCTGATCGTGAAGTAGCCATAGGCGTCCTCAGCGTCCTCAATCCGCCATGGTCCCGGTGTGCGTGCCATCAGACGACGGCTTTTCGGGCGGCATCGATCACTCTGTTTAGTCCTTGCCAGTCGATGTCGTCGCCGTATGCTCGGTCCGAGTCCTCCCACTCAACAAGCGCGATGGCAACTGCGCGCGCCTCTCGGTTGAATATGCGACCCCACATCAGTCCATCCTCTCCCCGGCTCAGGTTCAGCCCTTGACTACCCCCGCTACGATGGTCCGTAGCGCGCGGCAGACACGACAGATCCCTCGCCTACCAACCTCTCCGCGCCCTCCGGTCAGGGGACCAGCTCGCGCCTCAAAGTGATTAGAGCACACCCCGCACATGGATGCAACCCGCATCCACTCCTGGAGCCTCACGACTTATCAACGACTTTCGGGTGTCGCGGCGGTGGTATGCTCCCGGGGTTGAGGGGGCACCACATGAGCACCGACAGCGCACGGCTCCGCCGAGGCCGCATCCATCGCAGGCTCCGCAAGATGCGCCGACGCGCACAGCGCCTCCGCTTGCGGCTCCTGGGTCTGCGCAAGTGACCGCTAGGCAGCGATTGCCCCTGCAGACGTACCAGCCGCCGCCATCGATCATGTCGGCGTGGGCGTACCCGCAGGAGGAGACCCCGACGCGCGCTCCGTCTCCCCCAGCGCTGCGAAAGCGCCTCGACCACGCCTACCGCGAGATGCTGGCCGTGTTCCTCGGCGACGAGGAGCTGCGGTGACCAGCGCGGCTGTCGTGACTGACGCCACACTCTCCCCTCGGCATCAACGCTTTGTGGAGGAGTATCCGAAGGATCTCAACGCCACACAGGCGTACATACGCGCCGGGTATAGTCCACGGGGCGCAGGACCGTCAGCCCTCGCACTCCTACGAAATCCGAACATCGCCGCCGCAATCAACACAGCCCTCAGCGAGCGCGCCGAGCGCACCGGCGTCAGCGTTGACCGGGTGGTCGCCGAGCTCGCCGCGATGGCCTTCGTGCACGTGGGCGTGATCCCCCGCGACAAGCTGCGCGCGCTCGAGCTGCTGGGGCGGCACCTCGGCATGTTCCGCCCCGAGGTGATGATCGACAACTCGGTGACGGTGGAGGGTGACGTCTACTGGCGCCGCGACCCTGCCTCGGACCTGAGCATCATCGACCACGAGCCAGCGCCCGAGGGGTCAGCGTGACCATCCTTGTGATTGTTAGCCCGTCGACCGGCACGCTCGGGTACGTGTCCACAACACCCTCGACCGGCTGGCCGCTACGGCAACGCTGGGAGCGGTCGTGGTGACGACCACCCCCCCTGGCCGCACCGAACAGCGCGTCGTCCTCACCGCTCGGCAGCGCGAGGTCTTCGACGCCATCCGTGCCGTCCCCCGCGGCGGCATGGCGCTCATCGGCTACGGGGGGGCCATGGGGGGAGGCAAGACGGCCTGCGCAGCCGAGGTGGCGCTCTCAGCGGCTCTGGCTGACCCTGGGGTGTCGGTGATGATCGGTCGCAAGCACTTCGAGCACCTGAAGACGACGACTATGGCCGAGTTCGACCAGCGCGCCCGACCGTGGATCATCAACTCGAGCCGTACCGAGCACTGGCGTGCCATCCGCGACCCTCGCTGGCCGGAGGGCGTCGAGTCCCGCGTCTACATGCGGGGCGTCGATGACTTCCTCGGCCTGGGCTCCGAGCAGCTGGGGACGGCTGTCTTGGACGAGGCTGGTGAGATCGGCCGGCGGTCGGCGCTCATGCTCCTCGGCCGCCTGCGACACCCGGCAGCGTCGCGGTACATCTTCTACGCAGCGTCGAACCCGTGGCCGGGGTGGTTCGAGGACTGGTTCGTCAAGGACGAGCTACCTACGGAGGCGCTGACGGAGTTCGACGCGAAGGTGACGTTCGTCCCCGCGTTCATTCGTGACAATCCTCACTTGCGGCCGTCCCCGGAGGCGTACGAGGCCCGGATGCGTGCGCTGTACCCGCAGGACTGGGTTAGGCGGATGGTCGAGGGGTCGTTCCTGACGTTCGAGGGGCAGGTACACGGGGGACTCGGGATGCACCTCCAGTGGGTGGGTGAGCTGCCGCAGTTCTCGCGCCTCGTGGGCGGGCTCGACTTCGGGGGCGCTAACCCCGCAGCGCACAAGACCGCCGGCGTCGTTGCGGGGCTCGCGAAGCGTGACCAGCCAGCGATAGGCGAGGGGGAGATGGTCCGCTTCGCACATTTCGAGGACGCTTCGCCGTCGGTGCATGCCGACCTGTGGACGTGGATGCGTGGTGTAGAATCGCGCATGAAGCGTCGGGTCGAGTGGTGCGCCGACAAGTCGCAGATGTGGGGGATCTCATTGGCTAAGGACGCCGGGTTCCTCATCGAGCCGAGCCACGGGGGAGCTGACTCCGTGGCGGGCGGCATCAACCTGCAGAACAAGCGCATCGAGGACGGTGCGTCGTACTTCACGGAGGCGCTGACCGAGCCGCCATCGCCGAATGCGCGTAGCTGGTACGACTCGATGCTCCGCTACCGCTGGAAGGACCAGCCGGACGAGGACAAGCAGGTGCCTGGGGAGCCGATCAAGCGAGACGACGACACACCGAACGCTGATCGGTACATGCACGAGTCCGCAGACGGCTTCCCCGTGCCGACGGGGCCGGCGGTGAGGCTGGTCGGCGGTACGGGGCACAAGAGAGCGACGAGGGTGGCATAGGAGGAAATGATGCGAAGAGAACGTACTCTGTTGAGCAACCCCCACGAGTGGGCGCGCTTGACCGTGGAAACCCTCGCCTCACTAGAGCGGGACGACGTGGTAGCAGCGCGTCGAGGCCGGCTCCATCCACCAGACGGGGGCCGGAGTGAACGTGTCGTCTTCGATGTGCAGGGCGGGTCGCTGAAGGTGGACGGCGTGCGGGCGCGTGGCCAAGACCGTGTATTCGATGTGCGCGGTGCTGATCTGACCGCGACGGATGTGGACATCGACTGAGCGCGGCGTAAGGGGCGACGTTCATGCAGCCGGGCCGCGTGCTTGAGAACCTCTACGTGTTGATGGGTCCGTGGCTCGATGTCGTGCCGTCTTACGCCTTCCGCTACCAACTGTCGGATGGCGTCGATGGCTATTGGCCGGCGACCGACTGGCCTGAGCGCTGGGGCCACCACGAACCGCTTGAGCGCTGCGATCAGGACCTGGCGAGGGCGCACGACGTAATCCCGGGAACCTCGATAGTGCTCGGAGACGAGACGATCTGATGGGTAGCGCTCCGAGCGTACGGCGGACGATGCCTGAGCTACTCATCGGCGACTGGCGGGTGGCTGAGGCCATGTTGCGCTTCTGGGCGAATGAGGCGGCCGTCGCGAGGCTGAAGGCTGCTCTGGCACGGCAGAGCGAGGCTGTCGATGGCTGACTTGGACGAGCTACGAGCGGCTGAGGAAGAGGCGCGGCTGGTGCTGGTGGGAGCTGCCTTTGACTACGTCGGCCCTCTACCACGAGCTGTTCACGAGAGCGCCCTTGACGCCTACCGCGAGGCCATCGAGCGGCGGGTGAAGGTAGAGGAGGAGGCGAAGCGCGCTGGCTTGATAGCGGCTCATCCGTGGATGGGAGGCGCGATGCCGCTCAGCAACGCGGATGTGAAGCTCGGGCCAGCACCGCCGGGCGTTGACGCTACCGCCTCGGTCGACTGGCCGAGCATGGGTACCATCGGCGGGCCTGTCGGTGCCTAAGCCGCAGTTCGACTCGTCGCAGATCGGCTCCATCATCCGCGAGCTGCAGCAGGAGTATTCCGAGCACAACGCGCAACTCCGTGTGCGTCGGATGCTGCTCGAGATGGACACCAACGCGAAGGCGCCGGGCAACGCCAACAGGACCGGTCTCGCCATCGTGCCGCCCTTCGACAAGTCGAAGCTGATCGTGAAGACGATGGTCGGTGACGTCGTCGACGCCAATCAGCACTACACGGCGCGCATCGCCGCCAACGACCCGCAGGTCGCGGTCCTGTCCACGACGCTGGGTAACGAGAAGGTGAGCAAGACGGCCGAGGCGAAGGGCGCGGAGCAGGAACGGCTGCTCACGTCCATGTGGTTCGCTGCAGGTGGCCGCGACGCACAGTACCAGGTGGCGTGGTCACAGAGTTGGGGCCGCGTGGGCTACTACCTCACATTGCCGCAGGACGTGGCCTTCGGCCTGCCTGAGCGCACCTACCACGGCGACATCACCGACGAGGAGATCGAGACCCTGAAGCGGTCGGGCAGCGTGACACCCTCGCGTATTGCGGACCCAAGCGACGGCGAGTTCCGCTACGCCGAGTCGGGCACGTCGTGGCTCGACCGCCGGCGCGACGCCGCGAAGGGCCACGCTATCGCTGGTCGCAGCCTGAACACGCTCGAGGCGCTACCCCCCGACATGGTGTGGCCGCGCTACGACCCTGAGGGGCTGAAGTACGTGGCCGTGATCGAAGAGGTCCCGGCCTCCGAGTTCGCGGCGGGCAGCGACCTGGCGAAGGCCGCAGCGCGCTACACGCGCCAGCCCGAGACCGAGATCGACCGCTACGGCTTCTACCTCGACAAGAAGGGCCGCATCCAGGGTGGGATCACCACGGGGGTCGAGCCCGGGGCGCCGCAGCAGTCGACGCGGCCGTGGACGTTCATTCGGTTCATCACGCGGAGTGAGGTGTACTACCTGGTCGGCGGTCCGGGCCGGACTGACGACCTGCAACTGATCTGGTGGCAGGAGCACGGCGACGGCGTCGTGCCGGTCATCCCGGTGCCTTCCATCCTCACCGACTCGCGCACCCCAGGCGGCCGGCACTCGTCGCCGATGGAGAGTGTGTTCACGCTCGCGCCTCCGCTCGCGCAGCTGCTGACGCTGATGTCGTCGGTCTCCGTCTGGAACGCGCTGCCGCGTTTCGTGGTGGAGGACGCGCAGGGGCGGCTGGTGCTGAACAAGGAGACGGGAGAGCCGCAGGAGATCAGCTCTGAGCCTGGCATCGGGTTCGACCCGAAGGACATCGTCGTTGCTGGCGGGAAGGTGAAGCAGCTCACGATCGACGCCGGCACGCTGATCCAATTGCTGGAGTTCTACGTCGCCGACATGGAGCGGAAGGCGCCGCAGGGCATCACGCCTGGCGCTGTGGGGGCGTCCACACCCGCCTGGAGCGTGCGGCAGTTCATCGCGGAAGAGCAGGCTGCGTTGCAGCAACCGGTGTCGCACAACGCCAGCGCAGTGGCCCAGGTGATGAAGATCTGGAACGGGCGGATGCGCCGGCTGGACTCGCCGATCTTCTTCCTTTCCGCACCGGGGCACCGTGTGAACGAAGAGAAGCGGCGGGGACTGATCGAGTTCGTCCCGTCCGACCTCGTCGACTCCATCGAAGTGACGCAGAACTCCAACACCGCGAGTGACCGCATCGTGCTCGCGCAGGCGGGACTGGACCTGCGGCAGTCAGGCACCATCGACGACCACGAGCTCTACGCGGACTACTTCCTGAAGCCCGACCCCGAGGACTCGATCCTGCGCAAGTACGTGCAGCTCGTGATGGATCACGTGATGGGGGGCATCCCCGCCCCACCCGACTCGCTCATCGCCGCCGTCGTCGATGCGGTGCGAGGCCAGGTCTTCTTCGAGCAGATGGAGAACAACCCGAACCTCGCGATCGCCACGGCTGAGCGCATGGCCCAGCTGGCTCAGGAGGAGATGGCGAAGGCGCAGCAGGCGGAGGTGCCCGCCGGCGGTGTGCCCGGAGGTGGCGGTCCTGCGGACGCAGCAGGCATCGTGCAGCCGGGCATGGGGATGCCGATCACGCAGGGCGGTAGCCCGCAGGCTGGAGCGCCTGCCGCGCCGCTGGCGCCCCCGGTGGCGGTGCAATGAGCAGCCTCGACCGCGAGTTCCTAGAGCGCATCGCAGAGGTGGCGACCGAGCGGCTCACCATGCTCTTCGGCGACCTCACCGATGCCATGCTGGGTGACGACAAACTCGCGTATGGAGACGAAGCGCTGACGAGCCCGGCGGAGTTCGTGCTGTTCTACCTCGACTTGCAGAACCGTCACGTGCTGGAGCATCTGGTGGTGATTGCACCGAAGTTCGCTGAGCGGCTGAGGACGCGCTTCGAGCGCGACAGCGCACAGGTAGCGATGGAGGCGAGCTGATGACGGAACATCTCAGCGCAACGGGCACGTTCAAGGTGGACTGGGACTGGGGCACGGACGCGCAGGGCAACGTGATCCAGGTGCCTATCGGTGGTTCGGGCGACGACAAGCTGAGCACGATGGTGGAAGCGGCGGACGGCGGCTTGCCGCTATGGGTTGAGTACGACGCCGAAGGGCCGCCCTCGGAACAGCAACGCATCGCGGAGGGACGTGTCATCCGGCGCGCTACAGAGCGCGAGGCCGCTGATTTCTTCGCCTCAAGTGGCGGTGGCGGGGCCACGTCTTCGCCCGCAGCGCTGCGGAACGCCCAGACGGCGGCAGAGCGGCTCCAGTTCGACATCCAGCAGGCGGGCCAGCTGTCGCCGGCGCAGATCGCACAGATCGAACTCAGTCAGGATCAGCTCCAGCAGCGCATCGCTGAGAGCGACCAGGACGCGGCTACCGCCGCGCAGAACCTCACTTTTCTGCGCGACAAGTTGGCGGCGGAGACGCGCGACAACGACCGCAGCGCCATGCTGGCGACGCGCAGCCTCATGGAGTCCATCACCGCGCGCATGGAGCGGACACAGCTCGAGCGTGCGGGGCTGGTGCAGCAGGCGCAGGGCCTCCAGGCGCAGCTCACGCAGCAGGCGAACATCGCCAATCAGGCGGCGACGGCGCAGGCCGAGCAGATCAACGAGCAGCGGCGTCAGTTCAACCTCTCACAGCAGCGGGGGGTGGCGACGGACATCGCCGAGGCAGCTGTCTCACCGGGCGACGTAGGCCGCCAAGCCGCCTTGCTGCTGGCGGGGACTGGCGGATCGCCAATCTCCACGGCGCTGGCCGAGGGCGAGGACTTCCGCACGCCCATGTCGGTGCAGGGCCTCGACCTGCTGCTCAGAACGCGTGCTGAGCTGGCGCACGGCCCGGAGCAGTTCGACCCGACGCTGATCAATGCGCCGAACGTGCCGATCCCGCGGTTCGGGCAGGTGCAGAGCCCCGACTTCGCGTCGCTGCTTGCCAGCATGGGGCTGGGGGGCACGCCCACAGCGTTGGGGACGGCTCCACCAGCAGCGGCCGCGCCACCGCCTATGCAGGCTCCATCGACTACCGACCAGCTGCGCCAGGCGGCCCTCGGCACCGAGCGGAACTCTGCGGAAGCCCTCGCGTTTCTTGATCGCCTGAAGTCGCTATCGGGTCAGGAGTTGCTCGACGCCATCAGCATCCCGCAGGCCGCACACGGCGGGACATATCGCAACAAGCGGACGGCCGCGGCCGCTCACGGTGGCGCGTTCCGCAACAGGCCGAGTGGGTCGCGCCCGCCGCCGACGTCACTGGGTAGGCGCGAGTTGCCGGTGATCGAGGGGCAGTCACGGCCCGTGGACACGGACAGCGTGGTCGTGGGTGAGCCCGCGCCTAACGGCCGTGCGCGGCCTGAGCTGCTGCGGCTGGCACCGGGGGCCGAGGTGGACGTACAGCCGCTCACAGACGACGCAGGCCGCCCCCTCAACACCGGGGTAGCGGGTGGCGGGCTCCCCCTTGCCCGTGATCCGCTACCCATCCGCCCCGGCGTGACGTTGCCGGCGCAGGCTGCCGACCGTGCACGCGAGGCCGTCACCGCGGCAGGCGTCACCGGCGAGCTGCGTCAGCGCGCAGCCAACCGTCCGCTGCTCCCGGGACCAGAGCAGTTGGAGCCGGTCGGGCAACCGGCGTTGGCCGTCGAGCGCACCGGATTCGTCCAGCAACCCATCGACCCGATCGAAGCGGAGCGCCGGCGCTCCGCGTTCAGCAACCCCGCGCTTCTCGGCCAGCCAGCCCGTGCGGCGCACGGCGGGACGTTTACCAACGAGCTGCTCGCGGGACCCGGGAGCACGCAGGTGGAGCCGGGCATCGACTTCCTCAACCGCGCCTTCCGCCTGGCGATGTCGCGGCTGCCGTTCGGCCGCCTTCCGCTGCCGGTGGAGCTGTCGACGCCAGGGACGTCGCGCTTCGTGCAGGAGGCGGGGGCATCGGTGGCGGCGCTGGGGCGAGGGGTGAACCCGGAGCAGTTCTTGGAGGAGGCAAGGCGCATCACACCGCGGGGCATCCCGCTGGCGGCGCAGCGGCGAACAGGGTAGGGGTGGCGATGCAGCCACGGGACACCGACCAGCGCACCGTTCTGAGCGCCGAGGACTTGGGCCGTTGGCGGATGCACCACGCGACGATGCAGGCGATGAGCTTGCTCGAACACCACGGGTACTCGGCGCGGGAGGCGGAGCAACTGTTCCTGAAGGACTCGATGCTCATCGGCGAGCTGACCGAGCGCTACCACCTCGACGATTCCCGCCCGCTGCGCATCAGCGTCTACACGGGCGAAGTGTTCTACATGGACGGCGGCTGATGGCGGACGAAAGGAACCAGATCGCGATCCGTTTCGATGCAGACTTCCTCCCGAAGTTCATTGACATGCTGAACCGCGCGAAGATTCCAGGGACGGCTCGCTACCTCTCAGGCGGGGATGGGGACACCTACCTACGATTCAGTGTGTCCGAGTCGGAACCGGGTGAAGCTACTTTGGTGGTCCATGAGCTCACCGACGAAGAACAGGTGTCGGTGTAAATGGCGTTCGGCGAGACACGGCGGCATCGTGAGGAGCGGGAGGCGCGACAGAGCGACCTCTACCCCGAGCTCGAGCTGTCCGGCATCGACGGTGTGTTCGCCGTCGACCGCCTGCGCCGCGAGGAGAGCCGCCCGCTGACGAGCGTCGGCATGGCGGTCGAGGACGCGATGGTGCGATCCCGCCCGCCGGTGGACCCGGAGGAGGAGCTGGGAGCCCAGCGCGGGTTCTTCCAGCCGCCACCCGACCCGCTGCCCCAGCCACGGGAGCCGTCTCTGGCGCCGGTTGAGCGGCTGCCGACCCCGCAGCAGCCCCGACCGGCCTTCGAGATTGGCCCCAATCTCGAGCCGCTGAGCATCGAGCGGACGCGCGAGGAGCTGGCGACGACGCGACCGGGCCTACCGCGTGAAGCTGCACTGGATCTTGATGAACGCATACGTCTTGCTTTCGGTGAGGACGAAGACGTATCCCGCTTCGACTTCGGCGACCTGTTCAGCGAACTCGGGATGGCCGAGGCGCGGCTGGAGGAGCTGACTTCTCGCAAGGGTGCGCCACTGAGTCTGTTAGAGGAGCGTGACACACGGCAGCGCGTGCAGCAGCTTCGTGAAGCTACATCGCTCGCCGGTCCGCTCACCGAGTCTGATCGCGGCGGGCTGGCTCAACTGGTCGGCATCACGCTCCAGCAGCTCGCCGCGATTCCCGGCGGCGAGCAGGTCTTGCGTCGTCTCACAGTCGAAACCATGGTCGCGACCAGCGATGTGACGAAGGCGGAGGCGGGGAAGCGTTTCGATGTGATGTGGGAGTCGTGGCCGCGGTGGCTGCAACTCGTGGCGGAAGAGACGTTCGATCCCACCAATGCTCTGCTCGTGGCCGGCGGGGCCGTGCTGGCACCGCGACTGCTTGCATCATCGAGCCGCACGGCGCGTGTGCTCGGCGAGGTGCTGAAACCCATCAGCAAGGGGCCACTGGCCTTTCCCAGTGAGGTGGGAGCCGCTGTGGGCTTGCGGGGGGCGTTCGAGGCGTCAGAGGGCGCGCCCCTACCAGTACGCCTTGCCCTCGGTGCCGTAGGTGCTGTGGCTGGCGTAGGCGCTGTGCGTGGCGCGCCACGGGCTCTGGCGCCAATCCCTGATCTGGCGCAAGGCGTCAGAAGGTACGGCGACGAAGTGCTTACGACGCTTCGTGGCTCTGGACCGTTGCAGGCAGGTGAGGCTGGGCTTCGGGCTGAGATTGTCCCTGGTGTTCCAGACGCCTTCGCACGCGCGAAGGCTGCACTCAGGGGGGCACTAGCGGAAGAGAACGCCCTTCGCGAGTCCGGGCAAACGGCGGCGGAGATTACCAGAGAACGCGCCCGTCGTTTTGGCAACTACATACCTACATTGCGCAGGATGCGGGCCGCCGGCCTTTCAGAAGAGGACGCCGCCCTAGCTACGACGTTCGAGCGAGGCGTGATGCGTTCGACGTTTGCGGATCCGATTCAGATCGACTCTGCCGCCCGTGAGGCAATGTTCGCGGAGCTGGGGAGGCTTCTGGACACTGGGGTCATCGATGTCCCGCGACACCGGACGCTTCGGGATATTCTCACTCGTGCCTTGGCGGGTACAGGCTTCAACCAGCCAGCGCAAATGAGGATGTTGAGGGAGTTCCTTGGCGACGACATCGCGGAGGCGGTGCTGGTCCGGTCCTCGGCTAACCAGATGCTCTCCGTTGCTGCGCGCATCGGGCGTGGCGGGCGGAGGGGGCCGGGCGGCGCCACCCTACCGTCTTCGGGCGGTCCGGGTATCCCCACTGGACCGCGCGGCGTCACCTCAACTGGTCGAGGGCGTGGCGCTACACCCCGTCCCATCGGAGGCGTCCCGACTCCTGTGCCGCCTGAGCCCGCCCTCGGTGGCGTCGGCGTTCTTGAGCGTGGGCCGATCAGGCGTAGCGGGGGACGCTTGCTGCCGTCCGGTGAAGCGACTGTTCCCGGTGGCATCACTGATCTACCAGAGGGGCGTGGCGTGCGTGCCCAACCCCGCCCTCTGAGAGTTGATCCAGAACCTGTTGTGGAGCCGGCCCTTACAGGGCTTGGCGTTTTGGAGCGTGATTTCATCAGGCGCGGCGGCGCGACGCTACCGGGTGGCGGGGGTGTCGATCTGCCGAGTGGGCCGCGTGGTGTTACGTCGACAGGCATACGGCGAGGGGCGCAGACCGTTGCGACTAAGCCGTTGCAGCAGGCCGTGGAGGTGGCCGAGAGCCACAACCGCCTGCTGGAGAACATCCTCGACGTCTGGAACATCCCTCGCAGCCTCAAGTCCTCGTTCGACGTGTCCGCGTGGCTCCGCCAGGGTGGCCTGCTGGGCGCGAAGAACATTGACGCCTGGACGGCGGCGCTCGGTCCATCGCTGCGAGCGCTGCGTAATCCTGAAGAGGCGCGAATCATCCTCGACCAGATCCAGAACGGTCCCAAGGCACTAATCAGAAACCGTGCAGGGGTGTTTTTCGCCGAGATCACAGACCCGAACCTACAGGTGCGGCGCCTCGGCGACCGATGGGCAGTCGTCAATCGCGAGACCGACCAGCAAATCGGCCTGTTCAGGACGAAGGCCGAGGCAGAGGCCCGCCTGCTGCCGAAACTGACTCAGCGCGAGGAACAATTCATCTCGCGCATCGCCTCGAAGATCCCCGGCGTTGGCGCTTCGGAGCGTTCGTTCGTCGTCTTTCTGAACAAGCTTCGCGCGGACGTGTTCGACAAGTTCGCCGCCGAGCTCTCCGCGCGCAACGCCGAGTGGTTCGAGTACGAAGAGTTGGCTCGTATGGTCAACGTCTTCACCGGGCGTGGATCGTTGCCGAAGGGGCACGGGGACATCATCAGCCTATTGGGCAACACGTTCTGGTCTATGCGCCTCATAGTCGCGCGCTTCGAGGCCCCGTTGATGCTGTTCTCCAAGAGCCCACTCGTGCGGCGCGAGGCTGCCTATTCCCTCGGCGCCTTCGTCGCCGAACGAATGGCGGTGCTTGGCCTCGGCGCTGCGTTCGGTCTCTGGACCGTCGAGCTCAACCCACGCAGTTCGGACTTAGGCAAGATCAAGCTTCCAGGCGGCGTACGCATCGACCCCTGGGGCGGCTTCCAGCAAATGGTTGTGTTCGCCAACCGCCTCGCTTCCGGCCAGATCGCGACGACGGGCTCGGGGAACCTGCGTGACGTGGACCGCTGGGAGTTGGCGTGGAACTTCATTCGCGGCAAGCTCTCACCGTCCGCCGCCACGGCCGTCAACATCAAGGAGGGTGAGAACATCATCGGCGAGCCGATGACGCCCGCCTCGGTGGTGGGCGACCTCACCATCCCGCTCACCCCGCAGGACTTCTGGGATGGCTACAGGTTCGGAGGCATCCCGGGTTCCGCGATCGCAGGCACGGCCGGCGTCATCGGCTTCGGCGCTCAGTCCTTCCAATCGTTCGGCGACCTGCAGGCGGCCGTGGCTGCTGACCTCTTCCCCGACAAGTCGCCCGATGAGCCACTGAACCGTGAGGAGCGTCGACAGGTCAACGCCGATCCACGGATGCAGGAACGCATCGGCGGCTTCGAGGACGACTCCGGCACCCCCGAGCAGCAGCTCTCGTTCGCCTTCGACAACCTCGACCGCGTGAAGACGGATGCCGAGGCGGAGTTGCGCGCGGCGATCGACGCCGGCGCGACGGCGCTCGTGCTCAAGGATGCCATCAAGCAGCTCAAGGAGACGCGATTCATTGCCGCTGACGCCCTGCTGGGGAGCGACACGCTGCAGGCGGCGCTGGAGCGAACGGACCAGCCGGTGGAGGACGTGCTGGCGGAGGCGTACTGGAGCATCGACCTCCAGATTCATCCCGAGACGGGCAGCAAGGACTTCGAGGCACGAGACGAAGAGCGGGTCGCGATCCTGCAGGAGGCGGCAGAGCGCGGCGTCGATCTCAACTACATCGCGGGTTTCGGCGAGGGCACCTATCGCGGCACACGCTTCGCTGACGAGCGCGTGCGCGAGATGGTGGAGCAGTACGACACAGATGTGCAGGCAGCGGTCGAGAGCGGGCTCTTCGAGCTGCGCGATCTGGCGTGGGAGGACATGCAGCGGTCGTTCCCCGCCACGGTCGAGTTCGACTCGATGTTTGACTGGCGCGATGCGGAAATTGCGAAGCTCGTCGCGCAGGAGATGCCGCCGACCCGCGCCGAGCGGGCGGTCCAGCAGCATCCCTTCAAAGAGGCGTTTGACGCGAACAAGAACATGCGTGAGCAGCAGTGGGTGATCGCGAACACTCCATCTGGTCTCGCTGCCAAGGCGGATCTCTGGGACTTCTTCACGCCCACGAACGAGGAGCTGGACATCATCGAGAGCTTCCCGCGTCAGCCGGTGGCGGCTACCCCATGAGCGCCAACTGGCATCTGAAGGGGTCGCTCGGCGACCCCCGTCAGCGGCCGCAGCGGGCCGTAGAGGTGCGCTGCCAGAACCCGCTGTGCCACGCGGCCGTGCGTTCAGGTGGCCGTAGGCGACGCTGGCTGGTGGAGGTTGTGGCGGACGAGGGCTCGAAACTGACGGTCAAGGCGCGGTGCCCTTCTTGCCGTTCGGAGCAACGCATCCCGGTGACCGTGCCGGTGTCCTAGGGGCTCTGTGCTATGCTGCCCGCGTAGTCGCCCCCGGCCTGCTGTGCGCAGTTAGCGCCACGAGGACTTCGGTCCCGTGGCGTTTTTTGCGTTCACCACGAGGCGGGGCGAATGGAGGGTACGCGGTGCCAGACGACCCGACGACTCCGACCGAGGCATCCGCCCCGGCGGCCGAGCAGACCCAGGCGACAGCGCCAGAGCCGGAGGCGTCCACAGCGTCGCCGCCGGCTGATGGTGGCGGCGATGGCGAGCAGGTCTCCGCGCAGGCGCCATCTGAAGAGGCAGGCTCGACGACACCACCGGAAACGGACCCTCCTGGAGGTGAGCCGGAAACCCCGGCAGAGCCCTCCACGCTCGCTGAATTCGCTGAACGGAACGAGTGGGCGGCGGAAGCGCTGGCTACCCGTGACGCGGAGCGTGAGAACGCAGGCGCGCAACGGCGCGAGGCATCTCTACGCCGTGAGGCAGGCAGCCGCGAGCAGACGGCTCAGAACACTGCACGCCTACTGACGGCGTGGGATGAGTTGGAGCCGGATGAGCGGGCTAAGAGCGCCGGGTGGACCTACGACCTCGCCACCGCCAACGCGGCGGTCGAGGCAACGAAGACCCTCGGCGAATCGGTGCGTCAGATTTACGACGTCCCCGCTGATGTCGTGGAAAAGGCGCTGAGTTTTCGTGAGGCGGAGACCCCCGACTGGGGCGGCTACACGAAGACGCTGATCGATGGCGCGGTGGCGACTGGAATCGCTGCGGCGTCTATCTCTGACGTGCCCGAGGGCTCGAAGCTGCATGGCGAGATCAAGGCCGAGGTGCAACACCTGCTGGCCGGCGAGATCTCAGCGCGCAAGCTCGAAGCGATGCCGAAGGGCGAAGCGCCCCCGGCCACGCCAGCGAGCGGCGGTGCCCCGAACGGGCGCAAAAACATGACCGATTACAAGACCCCGGGCGACTTGCTGGACGCTGCTGTGAGCGGCGAGTTCGCGGCGTCGCCGTAACCGAGGAGCACTCCAATCGCCGACACTCTGTTGACTATCGCTGAGGCGGGAAAGCAGACCGAGCCGACCACCTCGCAGGCGATGACCACTGCACTGCAAGAGATGCTGGCGCAGGAGGAGCCCCTTCTGGACCGCCTGCACTGGCACAAGATTCCAGCCGGGTCGAACAGTTACCGCTACCTCCAGCCGTCGCAGGCGCCGACGCCGAGCTTCCGCGCGATCAATGCTGCGTGGGATGCGACGCACGGCGTGTGGATTCCGAAGCAGGAATCCGTGGCGATCCTGGGTGGTGAGCTCGAGATCGACGTTGCCATCCTCGACATGTACGGCGGGCAGCTCTCGATGGGGATGCGTGCTCGCGAGCTGAAGGCGTGGACCATCGCCATCAAGGACAAGTGGCTCCAGACCTTCTTCGAGGGTGACGTCGGTGTCGATCCTGCGGCCTTCGAGGGGCTGCGAACCCGCGTGGCCGGCTCGGGCATGGACTTCGACATGTCGAGTGGCACGGACCGCGCAGCGCTGACGCTGGCGAAGCTGGACGAGGTGATCGAGGCCGTGCTGGGTGGGGTGGAGCGCAAGTCCATCGCGACGAACCAGTGGCTGCGGCGCAAGATCAACGCCCTCATCCGCGAGTCCAGCCAGGCGCAGGAAACGGTGGACACCGGTTTCGGTCGCATCATGCCGTCCTACGGTGGCGTTCCTCTGATCGTCATTCAGAAGGAAAGCGACATGTCCACGATCCTCGACTTCGACGAGGATCCGGGCGACGGCGGCGACGACACCGCGTCGATGTACTGCATTCGCTTCGCCAACGGCGAGGAGCCGGGCGTGTTCGGCCTGATGGGGAACAACGGCGGCTGGGAGGCCAAGGCGTTCGGGGAGCAGGAGAGCGTTCCGAGAAACCTCGACCGCTTCTCGGCCTACGTCGGGCTGGCTGCGCCACACCCCCGCGCGTTCGCGCGGCTGCATTCGGTCGGGAAGATATGACCAACGAGACGCAGACCTCGGCCGCGCCCGGCCAGGAGGCCTCGAGCGGCATCCTGCCGGCGACTGAGGGCGCGGGCGGTCCGTCCACGGGCTTCGTGTTCAGTGACGAGCTCAGGGCCGCTCTGGAGGCTACGGGGGCGTTTACGTCTTCGCAGCTCAAGGCGCTGTACGAGGCTGAGGACGAGCTGCCGAACTTCTCGCGCGACCGCTACGCGGGGCTGGACGCGTTCACCAAGTCGACGGCCTACATCGCGCACGAGATCATCACCCGGTACATCGGCCAGCAGGCGCTCTCGCAGGAGCCGTCCGGTCCGATGCCGGTGAAGCCGCCGTACCTCGACAAGCCCGACGAGTACGACCCGCACAACCCGTCGCAGGTGTACACCCACGTCGACGGCAAGCTCTACCGCTGGGACGGGAAGCGCGGCGAGCAGGACAACGTGAGCTACGAGTGGGGCAAGCTGCGGCCCGTGGTCGTGGTGTCGCACACCGACGTGGGCGGCGTGATGGTGCCGGACGCGGCTCCGGCCAGTCAGGCGATCCGCGACGGGGTCGACTGGTTCCACTGGGGCTACGACTGCTGGATCGGCAACGGCGGGAAGCCGCTGGGGGTCGTCACGCAGGACGTGCGGGATCAGGTGCGACTCGCGCAGGAGCGCTCGGCCGGGGCGCTGATTTCGCAACGCTCGCTGGCGGCGCTGAGCTAGCGCTGAACTGACAAGAGGAGCAACGAATGTACGACGCAAACCTGCTGCTGCTGAACCGGACCGACTACGACAGCGGCAACGATGGCGCGGGCTCGGGAACCGACGAGACAAGCGGCGGCGGTCGCATCGTGGACGTGGCCGAGGGCGCTGATGTCGCGGTGTTGATGGCGCTCGGTGAGGCCGATGCCACCATCGCGGACACGACCGAGACGCTGGACATGCTGGTGCAGATCAGCCGCGACGGCGGCTCGACGTGGGGGACGGCGCAGACGTTCCGTCAGATCACCGCGTCTGAGCTGAACGGAAGCGGTACGCCTATCGACGAGAGCGCGGGCGATGTGACGTTCAAGCGAGCGGTGATCACCAATGTCGGCATCGCGGAGGCGGGCAACAGCGGCATCGTGAAGATGCGGCTCAACGGTACGGCCTCGGACACGAACCACTGGGCGCCGATCGTCACGGTGGTGACCCGCCAGGACGTGCGCGAAGAGTGGCTGGACAACGCGTTCGTCTCCTAGCCGGGGCGATGTAGCGACGGAGCAGAAGCATGGCGACGAAACGCAAAGCGGCTGCCGAGGCCGAGGGGCCGGATACGCAGCCCGATGATCAGGTTGCTTCTGAGCCGCCGCCTGAGCCGGAGAACGAACCCGGTCTCTGTGAGGCGCGCATCAACTACTACCGCGGTGAAGGTGACGGTGAGAAGCACATCGGCACCGGCCCGGGCTGCGGGCTGAACGCGGGCCACAAGGCAGGGGTGAGCCACCAGACGGACGGCTCGAGCGAGATCCACCCGACGAAGGTCGGACGCTGGGAGTAGCGATGGTCGACCTCGGACGGGTGCACCAGCGCACAGCGCGCAAGGTGCGCGGCGGGAAGCGTTTGCGCCCCGGCGTCGACGTCGACCGCTACGGCCGCGTGGTGGGCCTCAGGAACGCGCAGGGCGTGCTCTACGAGGTGTGCACGATGTGCGGTGAGCGCTCGATGGTGCGAGCCGAGGAGCCCGGGCACGAGCGCGAGTGGTACTGCGAAAAGTGCGGCTACCGCGATAACGCCGACCGTCCGCTGAACTGAAGGAACGGAGAGAACGATGGTCACTCAGGTAGGCGCGATTTCGCGCACCGTTCAGGAGCCGGACAACTCTGCGGTGGCGACACGCCACGAGCTGGCGATGCCAGGGACGGTGCGGTATGTCAGCTCCGTCACGGGCAGTTCGTCTGGCCCCGGAACGGTGGGCACTCCCTACGCCACCGTCGATCAGGCGATCAACGAATCGGCGGCCGGCGACACGATCTTCGTACTCGAAGGTCACACCGAGGACATCACGCTCGCGACTGAGTTCGTGCCCGATGTGGCGGGGTTGAAGATCATCGGCCTCGGGCGCGGAGCGCGCAGGCCGACGATCACGTTTGACGAGACGACGGGCAACATCCCGATCAGCGGTGCTGGCACCCTGCTCGAAAACTTCCTGTTCACCATCTCGGGCACCAAGGACGTCGTGATCGGGATCACCATCACCGGCGCTGACGTGAAGCTCAAGGACATCGAACTTCGGGAAGCAGCGGCAACGGACCAGTTCGTGGATGCCATCAGCATCAGCACGGGTGCCGCTCGCTGCGAGATCGACGGGTACAAGTTCACCGGCGTCGTTGCCGGTGACGCTACGCAGACGGCCCTCCTGATGGCCGTTGCACTCGATGGCCTCGTGCTGAAGAACCTGTGGATCGTGGGCGAGTTCGCCACGGCGGCCGTCGAGGGGACTGCGGCTTGCACCCGCATGTTCATGGAGAATCTGAATCTCCAGCAAGAAGGCACGGTCGACCCGGTGTTGACGATTCACGCCAACACCACGGGTGTCGGCGTCAACATCAACCTCGGCAACATCACGGCCGACGACGCGGGATTCCTCGCTGCGCTGACCGCGAGTAACAAGGTGCAGTGGTTCGGCCTGAAGATCACCAACGCTCAGGGTATGCACGCGGGCGAGGAAGCCATCCCGGCCGCGAAGGGCTGGGCGTCCGGTCCTGCGCAGATCGCGTAGTCGGAGGCGGGTATGTCGACCACTTTCCCGACCACCGCTGAGACGCGCGACGACGCGCCCGACGTCCCGAACGTCCCGAACCTCGGCGGCGTGCGCGACCTTGAGACGTGGATCAACTGGATCACCGATGCGGTGATCGCGCTTCAGGCGAAGGTCGGCGCCGACTCGTCGGCTGTGGCTACCTCGCTCGACAATCTCGTGGCCGATATGACCCCCAAGTTCACCCGCTTCGTAGCGAGCGGGGCCTGGACGAAAAAGACTGGCTGCACGATCGTCATCGTCGAGTGCATGGGCGGAGGCGGAGGAGGAGGAGGCGGCGAGGGACGGGCCAGCGGTGTCCTCCGCATCGGGGGCGGCGCTGGCGGCGCTGGTGGCCGCGGCAAGGTCGTTTACGACGCCGCACAGCTCGGCGGGACAGAGACCATCACTATCGCCGCCGCTTCGGCGGGTGGGGCGGGCGGCGCGACTGCTGACGGTAGCAATGGAGCGGTCGGCGGGAACGTCACGTTTGGCTCCACGCAGACCGGGTGGGGCGGTGGCGGGGGCGTCGGCGGGACAGGCACTGATGCCGGCGGGGGTGGCGGTGGCGGTACTGCCAGCGCCGGCAGCGGCATCACGGGTGGTAACCCGGCTGGCATGACCGGCGTCAACGCTTCTGGCGGCGCGGGGCCTGACGGCAGCAACGACACAGACGGTGGGGCCGGCGAGTGGGGCGGCGGCGCCGGTGGCGCCGCCAAAGCAAGCTCCACAGCCACCTCGCTCGCAGGTGGCAGCTCAATGTTTTCGGGCGGAGGCGGCGGAGGTGGCGGAGGCGTAGCTGCTAACGACACAGAGCGCGCAGGTGGCGCGGGTGGAGCCTCCAAGAGCTACGCGGCCGGCGGCGGCGGTGCGGGTGGTGCTGCCGGCAGCAGCAATGCTGGCACGGCTGGGACCGCCGGCACAGACGACTACGGCGGCAGCGGTGGTGGCGGTGGGGGCGGGGCCGACGGGGCTACTGGCGGGGTTGGGGGGGTGGGGGGGGCCCCCCCCGGGGCGTGGGGGGGGGGG